TCACCACCGGGGACGGGAAGACGAGCATATTCGTCTCGGTCAGCTTGACCTTGTCGAGCGTGCCGTCATCCCGGAGGACGGTGACGGTCCGGTCCTTCGGCGGGGCCGGTGCCGCGAGCCTGCGCTCCACCAACATCCGCACACACCAAGCCGACAGCTCAAGTCTTCTGAAACCGGCCCGGGTCTTTGGTTGGTTGATCACGAGGCCCAAGCCCTTGATGCGGATCACGGTGCCACGCACCTCCAACGTCCCCGCCTCCCAGTCGAAGGCATCCCACCGCAGCGCGAGTACCTCCCCAACTCGGATACCCGTGGCTGCCATCACCGCAACGAGGTCAACGAGGTCACACCTCACCGCCTTGGGGTCATAGGTCAACGCCGCCAGCAGTTGGCGTGCGCACGCCAACGCCAACGCGAATGGGGCCCGCCTTGGCTTGACAGAGATCGCCGACGTCTCCCGTACCGGGTTGCGATCGACAAGATCGTGCTGGCAGGCGTACCTGCACAGCGCCGACAGGACGGTCCGGGTCATCTTCGCCGCGGCGGCACCGTGGCGGGTCTCGACCACCCGCAGGAGACGCTCCACCGCGCCGGTCGTCAACTCCCGCACCCGTAGGGCGCCGACACCCGGCAAGATCTGCTTATCGAGTCGGGCGCGGTAACGCTCGACAGTGGTAGGACTTCGCTGCAACCGCTCGAACTCCGTCCACCAGGCGGTGGCGAGATCCCTCACGCGAGTGTCCGGCGTGAGTTCCGCGCCACCGGTGGCGCGGCTACGGTCGCGAAAGGCCTCCTTCAACGCCCGCTCCGCGGCAGCCTGGGTCGGCCGGTGGCGCTCCACCTCCCGAGTGTGGCCGTCGAAGTCTCGGTATAGCGCCCGGGCGCTGTAACGACTGCCGCCCTTCGTCGCTTCCCTCTTGGTTCTGATCGCTCCGTACGTGCCCACCGCAAGCGTCGGCCTACCCATCACGTCACCCCTGATCGTTCGTTGGCGTCCCCGGAATAGTCCCGGAAAACAACGCCAAATGTCAACCACAGGTGATCGATGTTGATGGAAGCGGGGGCCGGATGGCGCCTGGTCACAACGTGTTTCGACCATCACTGACTACTGTCGACTCACAAGGACATAGTATCCAGCAGGTTCAGTGTTCGGGTCCAAACGGGAGAGCGAAAGTCCAGGTCAGCGCCTTGATCACAAGTCAAGTTGATCTTTGGGTCCCGGTTTAGTCCCGGTTTTTACCCACAGGCCCGACCTGGCACCTGAGTGTGCGCGCTTGACACCGACGCCATGCACAGTCGTATGCTCCCAATACAACCCACCTGGTCCCTCGTGGTCTGGGTCTTGCTCCAGACAAAACTCACCCGGTCCCTCGTGGGCCGGGTCTTTTTTTTCCGGCAGGGCGAGCACCGCCTGACGGCCGGGCTTGCGCCAAGCGGATGAGCATGAAACGGCCCCCGGCAGAGCAACCGGGGGCCGACGGTACGAAAGCAACTCGCCTCCCTACAGGACCCGCCCTTGCAGCTTCGATGCGACACCGGCGGCAGCGTCGGGATTCTCCAACCCGGCAGCCCACCCCGTCCCGACCACGAACGTCCCACCGAACTGGCGACCAGCCTCGACCCATTGGTCCCGCAGCTGGTCGGTGTCGAACACGGCGATCGTCACCGACGTGCCGACGACGTCGCATCGACCGGTCTCATACGAGTAGAGCTGTGTGCCGATTACTTGGCCGTTGCAGCCCGCCCGGGCCATGAGGTCCGCGACACGTACCCGGGCCGCCGTTGTGGGTGCGGCCGGCGTTGCGGATGCGGCTCCAAGGCCAACGCCCGGCCCGGTGGGGGTGCTGTCGATGGTCGTCTGCCGCGTCACGATGTAGGCGCCGACGGCGAGTGCGGCCACGGCCAGGACGGCGAACGCCAGGACGGCCGACGTGCGCGGCCGACGCTGCACGATTGTGGGGTGGTCAGTCATGATGTCCACGGTGACAGAGCCCTTCCTTGATCGGCAGTCGGGTGATCGGGGTGTGATGTCCTCGTCGGGCGATCGGGTGTGATGTCCTCCCCGTCCCCCGGCGGGGGATTGTTTAGAGGAGCTGGATCTGCTGTTCGTGGCCATCCTTGTCGCGAGCAACGATGCTCCAGCCATTGCTGATCAATCGGGTGATCAGCAAATAGAGCTGGATGCCCCGGTTAATTACGTTGGTCCGGGTCTCATGGTTGTTGCTCGCAGCCTCAGCCAGGGCTGCGACGGACCGGGGCGTCAGCATCACCGTGTACTTGGACTGCCCTCCTCCGGTAGGAACATCTGGATCAGTAGTTGGCGGTGGCGTCGTGCGGGCGCTTGTGGGCATACGATCTCCGCTCCAAGGGCGACTGGTGGGGTCGATCGGCCACGATACCCGGTGATTCCCCGGGCGGACAACCGGGTTGAGTTGTGGGTGCAGGCTGGGGCCCGGGGGGCGTGGTCAAGCCGCAGGGCGGGTCATGTCCGCTCGCGGTGCTGGGCCTCCTGGGGCGGATTGCGCGCCTCCTGCCACATCGTGATCGCATACCCGACGATCTGGTCGAGATGCCTGCGATGCTCCCTGGAGATGGTCTTGTCGCGGACCAGGGCATTGGCCCATTCAACCCCGGGTGGCAGCGGCTCCCGCGGCTCCGTGCTCACCCCTAAAGCCTCGGCCGTCGCCAACCCCGCCACGATCAGGAGGTCGGGGAGGCTGCCGAGGCGGGGCGCCATCCTGCTGAGGTTGTCGAAGCTCGGCTGCTGCTGTCCAGACAGCCACCGACCGATCGCGGACGCTTCGACACCGACGTAACGCGCAAGCTCGGCGTTCTGCGTCATCCCGTTCGCGCGCATGAAAGCGCGCAGGTACGCGGCGAAGCTCGTCGTGGCCGAATCGTTACCAACGGTTTGGCGTGTCGTGGTCGACCGCCCGCCGCCGTCCGTGACCTTGGCTATTGCGTTCATGCAATAGATGATGCTGGGTTGCACGCGCGCAATCAAGTTCGGGCGTGCGCGAGCGCCACTTGCGTGCACGCCCGACTCTGTTAGCGTGCGCGCATGCCCACTCGAACCGAATCAACTCGCAGGCTCCGCTTCCGAGTCGACGTGTTCGACCGTTGGGCAGCCGCGCAGGGGATCCTCACCAAGACAGACAAAGCCAAATTTCTGGGCCTGGAACTGTCGACGTACTCCCGCGTCACGAAACGCGTGAACTGGCCCGGCGCGACCTTCGTCGCCACGGTCATGAACGCCTTCGCGGGCCATCCCGACGTGGCCTTCAGCGACCTCTTCGAAGTCGTCGAGGTGGCCAAGTGAGCGCCCGGCGCCCCCTCGCCAGCGTCGATGAGGTCAGCGCGTACCTCGCGGTGCCGGTGCAGACCCTCTACACCTGGCGGAAACGAGACACCGGCCCGAAGGGATTCCGCGTCGGACGCCACATCCGCTACTACTGGGCCGACGTTGACGCCTGGGTCGAGCAGCAGGCGGAGGCCGCGTCATGACGGCCGTGGTCCGGATCGTCGACTCCGGCTACCGCCTCGAAGCGTACGTGCACCGGCCCCAGCTCGAACCCGAACGGGTCGCGTACGCGGTCATGGACAGATTCGGATGGGCGCTGATGGCCCGCGCCGGCAAGGTCACCGAACTCGCATCCGGGATATACGTCCGGGCCTTAACCACCCTTGAGCGCGTCGACTTCGACCCGCCGGGCGTCACAACGTACACGGCGCCCGTCCACACACCCCGCGGAGTCGCACATGCCGCCCTGTGGCGGGTAGCGCACCTGATGTCGGGCGGTGCGGCATGACGTCGGCAACGATCAACTCGACGGCGGTAGACGCGTTCGTCGACATCGACGTCATTCAGGTTGTCGGCCGGCACCGCAAGGATCTGGGAGACATTGCCTCACTCGCCGCATCCGTCAACGACGTTGGGCTGCTCAACCCGATCACCCTGACGCGGACTGGCCGTCTCATCGCCGGGCAGCGGCGACTCGAGGCGTGTCGGTTCCTCGGCTGGGGCGCCGTCCCGGTCCGGTTCGTCGACAACTTCGGCGATGCCGTAACGCTCCTCCGCGCGGAACTTCACGAGAACAGCTGCCGCAAGGACATGCTGCCATCGGAGCTAGCCTCCCTCGGCGCCGCCTTGTACGAGTTGGAGGTCCGGTCGTCGCGAGCGCGTCAGGGCGCCCGAACAGATCTGGGCCGCGAACCTCTGGGTACGGCGTACCCACAAGTTGAACGGACGAACGACGCTGTCGGCGAAACCCTCGGCATGTCCGGCCGGGCCTACTCCGAACTCCGCTACGTCCACCAGATCGCCACAAGCCAGGACGCGGAGGCCCGGGACCTCGCCGAGAAGGCGCTCAACGCCATGGACCAGGGCGCAGGCCTCGTCGGCGAAGCCCGCCGACTACGCGAGAAGCTACGTGCCCACGAGGAGGAGGACTCCCCCGCCACCGCGCCGCCTGCGGCTGACCCTGAGGCGCTGTACGCGGCGCGCGGCGCGGCCGGGTCCGCAGACCCGCCCACTCAGATCGGGTCGGAGTCGGAGCGCAACGCCGACTGGATCCCGGCCCCAACCGACAAGAGCCGGGCCGCGGTCGAGCGGCGACACGACCTGATCCGGGAACTCGCCCCCCGCGGCTACAGCTCCCACCAGATCGGCGAACAGATCGGATTGCAGGCCGAGTCCGTACGACGCATCGCCCGCGACGGAGGCATCGAACTGCCAGCCGACCGCGCCATGGGAAGAAACACCACCAAAACCATCGACTCCAATCGCATCGTCCGGGTGACCATCCAAAACCTCGCCGACGCCGAGATGGCCCTCGGACTCGTGAACTACAACGACCTGGACGCGACGGAGCTACCGGCGCTGGCCACGTCCCTCACCAAATCCATCCGGGTTCTCACCGAACTCAATAAGCGAATGAGGGAGATCGTCCGTGATCAACACCAGGCCTAAGACAGGCACCAAGGTCGAGCGGACGGCTCACCTGAAGTGGGTACCCCTCATCAAGATGCGCGTCAACCCGCTGGCGCAACGAGACATCAACCAGGCCCGCGTCGACAAACTCGTCGCCGAATTCGACCTCGAGCAATTCGGTGCCCCCACCGTCAACCACCGCGGCGAATACTTCTACACCATCGACGGCCAACACCGAACAGAGGCACTGAAGAAATGGTTCGGGGACGGCGGGTGGGAAGACCAGCAGATCCAATGCTGGACCTACGACGGCCTCTCCGAGGGCGAGGAAGCTGACGTATTCCTCAAACTCAACGACACCCTGACAGTGTCCGCGTTCGCCAAGTTTCGGGTCGGGGTTCACGCGGGGCGGATCGACGAGAGCGACGTCGACCGAATCGTTCGCAGCAACGGCCTGCGGGTGTCTTCGGACAAGGGCAACGGCGCGATCTCCGCCGTTGGCACGTTGATGCGGGTGTACCGCCGGGCAGGCGGCGCGACATTGGGCCGAACTCTCCGTGTCATCCGCGACGCCTACGGCGACCCGGGCCTGGAAGCGCAGGTCATCGACGGGCTGGGGATGCTCTGCGACCGCTTCAACGGCGACCTCGACGATGCCCATTTGGTCAAACGCCTTGGTGGCGCACTCGGCGGCGTGAATGGGCTTCTCGGCAAAGCGGAGAACATCCGTCTTGCGACAGGCAATCCCCGGGCCCACTGTATCGCCGCCGCCGCGGTGGACATAAACAACAGCGGTCGCGGTGGGAAGAAACTGCCGAACTGGTGGAAAAGCGATGTGGGGTAGACGAAAAACCGCCAGGTCGACGGACTGAACCGGCGCCTTCGACGCCGGCCGGCTCTCAAAGGAAAGGGAACAGTGTGAGCAAAGCAACGACCCACGTCCTATTCGTTACTGACATGTCCAGCTCGATGCGCACCCTCGCCGAGGACGTACGCGGCGGGTTCAACTCGTACCTGCAACAGCTGAGGACGAACAAGGCAGAGACCGGCACGCGTTACCGGATCACGGTGACCCTGTTCGACGACCGGTTCATCACCCTGTGCGTCGCAGCGAAACTGGCCGCGGTCCCGGAACTCACCCACACCAACTACACCCCGACCGGCATGACCGCCCTACTCGACGCGGTCGGCAAGACCATCACCCAGTTCGAAGCCGCGACGACCCTCAGCGACGACGACCGGGTCCTCCTCGTGATCCAAACCGACGGCGGCGAGAACCACTCACGCGACTTCAGCTGGGGCCGCATCCGCAAACTCCTCGAAGTCCGTCAGAAGACGGGCCAGTGGTCAATCGTCTACCTAGGACAGGGCATCGACGCCTGGGACCAGGGCGCCAAGTTCGGTCCGTCCACACAGGTGCTTCGCAGCGCGCACACCGGCAGGTCAACTCAGTCCACGTACACGGGCCTCGCTACCGCGACGGTCGCATACGCCGCCGGCACAGCCCCGGCTGACGTTGGTGACGTGATCGCCGCGACCCCGGGCGTGGTGGATCCGACCGCGCCACAGACCCCTGGTCCGCGTCAGCGGACCAGGCCAACGAAAGGAGCACCCATGGGCAACGTCACGACCGAGAGCCCCGAGTCCGCCGAACCGGCGGAGGAGGTTTCGGAGACGTCCGAGGCGCCAGCCGCCCCGGCAGAGGCAGCCGAGGCCGAGGCGGCCTGACCCCGACGGGTCCGGTGCGGGACCGACCCTTCCGCGGCCCGCACCGGAACCCAACAGCAAACCCGAACCCACATGAAGGGATTCCCCGTCGTGGCAACGCTTCGCACACCATCCGCTCCAGCTCCCAGCTACAGCGCCCTATACGGCGCCCGACTTCGCGTGGACGACCTGTGTGTGCGTTGCGAACGCGCTGGCCGTTCACCGGCCTGCTGCCGACGGCGCCTCGCCCGGGCAGGTCGGCGCGCCCGGGCGGCCGCCTGGTTCGGCGCGGGCATGCTCGCAGCGGTCGCCCTTCTGGCCGCGGTCGCAGCCGGAGCAAGTGGATTGTCATGACCGCGACCTTCCTTCTCCTGATGCTGGTCGTGCTGGGGAGCGCCTACCTGCATATCAGCGAGCTCGGGCGCGCCTTCTCAGCCGCGCCGCACAGAGGCATCGAGGACTTGGGCCACTGCGCCACCCGCCGCCTCGACGAGGTTGATGCCCTGGAAGCGCTGTACCAACTCCCGGCCACCGGAACGGAGACCCCGTGACGACAACCATCTATGCGATCGTCGTCTTGCTGCCCGTGCCTGTATACATGTTGCTGGTTGGCGGCATGATCGCCTCCGACCGGATCGATATGCACGTGCCGCCGCGGCGCCTGGTGTGGTGCCCCGAACTGGAGCCGGCTCCGGCGGCGGTGAAGGCAGTCCGGTCCGAGTGGGCTGCCGATTTCGCCGTGATCCGGATCGCCATGGCTATCGAGCGCACCCCAACGTTCGGGCGTCCACCACTGGTCCTGCCGGCCGTAGCGCACCGCGAGGCACGTCAGCCGATGGGGGTGGCCGCATGACGGCGTTGCGGCACTTGTGGCTGTGGATTGTGACCCGGCCGGCCGTGTGGTCGCGGCGCCTGTGGCCCTCGCGGAACGTGTGCCCTTCCTGCTCGGCCGGCAACTGCCATCACGACGAGTACGGCCTGTGCATCTACACCGACTGTCGCTGTGGGTGGACGTCGTGACCGCCAACACCCGGAGGGCGGAGATGGTGGCGGGGACATGACGGCGCCAGCGACTCCGAACGAGGTGGCGTTGCAGCTGTCACGGTTGGCGAACGAACTCGCTGACACCGTGCGGATGCCGCCGATCGTGAGGCGACGGAACTGCGGGCGGCAGCCGACCTGGCGTTCTCGCGCAGTTTCATGGTCGCAATCGGGTCGGTCGATGCCCGCAAGCACACGGCGGTGATAGAGACCCACACCCAACGACTCGCCGCCGACGTGGCAGATGCGGCGGTGCGGCATCTGCGGCGCCGCATTGACGCGGTGAAGACCCGCATCGATGTCGGCCGGAGCTACGGGGCCGCGATCCGGGCGGAACTGAACCTTTCCCAGGCTGGAGTGGACTGATCGTGACCCGGACCGAGTTGACTCAGGCCATCATCTGGCTTGACCAGGTGGCGGCGAAGGCGAAGGAAGAGTCCGCGAAGCTGCGATCGGATCTCGCCGTCGATGCCCGGGCCGAGTTCGTCGAGCAGGGCACCGCGCCCACGTGGCGGATCCCGGACGTGGCCACGATTACCGCGTCGGTGACGCACGAGTCCGTTGGCGTCGCCGACGACGCCGCGTTCGTTTCGTGGGTTGCGGTACGGTACCCGACCGAGGTTGAGACGGTCACCGTCGTCCGTCCAGCGTGGAGGGCCTACCTGCTCACCCAGGCAGTGGTCAACGGCGAGGTGGCATGTCTGCCCGATACCGGCGAGGTTGTGCCCGGCCTGTCGGTGCGGGCCGGGGGCGACTTCGCTGGCATCGCTATTCGAGCCACCGCCGCGGCCAAGGCCGCCTTCGGCGCGGTGGCGGGCGAGGCGCTGCGTCAGATGGCCCTCGTCGCCGGTCCGGCCGTGCCGGTGGTCCTGGCGGAGTTGGAGGCGGCGGATGCTCACCCGTAGCCGTATGAAGCGAACCGCGACGAAACCGCGGCGGGCCTCCGGCCCTGACCCACTAACGGTTGAGTTGGTGGTGCTCCGCGATCGGGGCCGATGTGTCCCGTGCGGCATGCAACTGTTCGGCGACCGCGGCGAGTATTGGTGCCTGCACCATCGGCGGGGACGCGACGGCAAGCCCGACAGTCACAGTGCGCAGAACCTCATCGCGGTGTGCGGAGCATCCAACGTCGCGGCCTGCCACGGCAGGATCCACCAACAGCGAGCGGAGGCGGAAGCAAACGGATGGTGGCTGTCGCGGGTCGCCGGCACCGATCCGCTCACGGTTGCTGTCTACGTCGCCTCCCAGCACCGCCGGGTGTTCCTCACCGCCGATGGCCGATACGCCCCGGAGGCGTCATGACGGGCAACTTCAGGACGTGGGCTGACATCCCGCCGGCAATGCGGGGCGGCATGGACCAGGAACTCGCGGCATACCGGCAGGCGGTGAACGACATCGTGGAGGTCGTTGCCGCGGCGATCGTGGAACTGCGCGATCCGACCCGCATCGTGTCGGGATATCTGCACCAACTCGACCAGTTCGACCACAGCAAACTCGCAGCCGTCTGTGCTGTGGCCCTACTTCAACTCGCGGAGCGGAAATGAACGACGACGAGCGGCGGCTTCTCGCTGCCATCAACCGGTGGCGACGCGACGAGCACCACAACGCAGGCAGGGTGTACCCACCGACGCTCCTCTACGGCTACGAGACCGTCGACGCGCAGTGGCGGATAGAACCACCCGAATGGGACCCGAAAGCGCGTCGGTGGCGAGAGTTCGCGGACGAGGTCGGTGTCCGGGAGGCGGACCAACGTGGCCGGTGGCCTACCTTCGCCCGGTACTACCGGGCCCGTTCGGTGGCCGCCGCGGTGGACCTCCTGGTCGGGCTTGGCGTGCTACCGGCCTGGTTCAGTACCGCCTGGCGGCAAGGTTTCGTCGCCGGCGCATCCGCCGCCACTGTCCAACTCGCCGTCACGTTGGCGCTGTGATCTACCCCGGAGGTGGCGCTGTGATCTACCCGCCGTTCCTGAGTCAGGGCACCGCGAGCTGCGCGGCAGACGACGTCGACCCGGAGTGGTGGTTCCCCGAAATACGCTATGGAAAAAGCGTCGGGTCCGCTGCCTTCACCCGAGCCCGGAAGGTATGTAGCGGCTGCGAACTGCTCAACCCGTGTGCAGCGTGGGCGATCGCGACCGGTCAGGAATTCGGAATCTGGGGTGGTCTGAGCCCCAGACAGATCAGGCGCCACCGCCGCCGAGCCTCCCGGTGACCCGGTTGGTGAGGTGACGGATGGACTCGCAGACGATCCGAGAGTTGGCCCGTGAGCTACAAGCCCGCAGCGATGAGGAGTATCTCCTTGCCCGCGGCGAAGGCCACGCCCACTGTGATGTCCCCATGGTGCACGGGCTGCGCGCGCTGCTTTTGAGGGAGTTGGCTACGGACCTGCACACCCGGGCGATAAAAGCCGACCAGGCGCGGCGACGTGACCGGCTATGAACGCCACAACGTACGAGCGGTGCCCGCTCACGGAGCTGATGCAAAGCGACTGCGCCCACTGTCGCCGGATCCCGGACCCGCCCGAGTTGCTCCGCCAGGTCGGCGGGTGGTTCCAGGCCGGCCGTCCCGGGTCCTGTGTGGAGTGCGGGTTTTGTGGCGCCGGCGGATCCTCCATCGGCCTCGACGCCGCCGGTTTCGAACTGAAGCTCGCTGCCAACCACTGGCAGCGCGCCATCGACACCCACCAAGCCAACTTCCCCGACGCCGAACACCGATGCGCCGACATCAACAACTACGACATGCGACGCCTACCCACCACCGACATCCTCTGGGCCTCACCCATCTGCACCGAAATCTCACCCGCCGGCGGACGGCAGACCGGCTACAAACGCAGCACCCAGTCCAAGGCCGGCCAGATGGACCTCTTGCAGGAGCACGGCCACGTCGCGCAGGAAGGGTTCGAACGGACCCGGGCCACGTTCCACGACATCATCCGCGCCACCGAAGTCCACCGGTACCGGGCGGTGCTGGTCGAGAACGTCCCCGACGTCGTCGACCGGTGGGCACTGTTCGACTGGTGGGTCGACGGCATGCGGCTACTCGGCTACAACGTCCAGTTCGTCTCCGTGTCCTCCGCCCACGTCGGCGACGACGACAACCCGTACGCCCCACAGTGGCGCGACCGGCTGTACCTGGTGTTCACCCGCACCGGCATCCCGCTGCCCGACGTAGCCCCACGGCCCCGGTCGTACTGCGCCAGCTGCGACGGCGACGTCCAAGGTGTGCAGACGTGGGCGCCGTCGATGCTGAAGCGTCACCTCAAGGTCGGCCGGTACCGGCGCATCCCCACGTCGAGCTACGGCCAATACTGGTACGCCTGCCCCACCTGCGCCAGGCGGGTCGAGCCGTACATCCTGCCGGCCGCCTCCGCGATCAACTGGTCGGACCTCGGCACCCGCATGGGCGACCTGAACCTGAAGCCCACCACGATCCAGCGCGTCGAGACCGGGCTGCAGATGTTCGGCCAGCCGACGCTGACGACCGTCAAGGGCAACACCTACGAGCGGCCCGGCTCCGGCTACCTGCGGGCATGGCCCGTCGGCGACGCGCCGCTGCCGACCCAGACGTGCACCGCGGCGGAGGCGCTGACTGTGCCGCCGATGATGGTGCCGGTCGGCGGCACGTGGGCCGACGCCGTCACCTCGGCCACCGATGAACCGCTGCGCACCCGGACCGCCAACCCGAAGGGCTTCGAGGCCGTCGTCACCCCTGAGCCGTTCATCGCGATGCTGCGCCGCAACGGCACTGCCACGTCGATCCGTACCCCGCTCGCCACGATCGCGGCCGGCGGGACGCACCACGCGCTGATCGTGCCCTACTACACGAAGGGCGTGGCCCGGCCGATCGGAGAGCCGTTCGACACGATCTCGACCCGCGACCGGTTCGCGCTCGTCACCGGCCAGCCGACCCGGCCGATCGAGGTGGCCGACTGCCTGTACCGGATGGTGCAGCCGCGGGAAAGCCTGCGGGCGCAGCGGTTCCCCGACAGCTACATCGTGACCGGGAACCAGGGCGAGCAGACGATGCAGGCCGGCAATGCGGTGTCCGCGAACGTGGCCCAGTGGATCGGCGAGCGGGTAGCTGACGCGCTCGACGGGATGTCGGCGGGGACGGCGATCGTATGACGACCTACGCTGGGTTTCTCGCGGCCAAGGCGCAACTCGCGACCGCTGCCGGACTCGACGTTGACGCATCGGACGTCAACCCCATACTCAAACCGCATCAGCGGGATGCGGTGGCGTGGGCGGTCCGGGGTGGGCGCCGTGCGGTGTTCGCCGCCTTCGGTCTCGGCAAGACCCTGATTCAGCTGGAGATCGTGCGGGTCGTGCTCGACAAGCTTGGCGGCGGCCGCGGCCTGATCGTGCTACCGCTGGGCGTCCGCCAGGAGTTCGCCCGCGACGCCCGAATGCTCGGGTTGTCGGTGACGTTCATCCGCAGCGTCAACGAAAGCTGCCGAGAACGGCATCTACACCACCAACTACGAGACCGTCAGGGACGGCAAGCTCGACCCGCGCGGCTTCGACGTCGTGTCGCTGGACGAGGCGGCGATCCTCCGCGGCCTCGGCGGAACGAAGACGTTCCGCGAGTTCATGCGGCTGTACGAGGGCAGCGCCAACCTACTTCCGCGACGGGGTCGCGTACGTCGAGGCGGTCGCGCAGAAGAACTCGGTGTCAACCCTGTTCGACGCTCTCGACGCGGCAGAGGCGCATGACGACGGAAATCGGCAGCGGCCGAGGAAGCAGCATCGACAACTGAGAGGGAGAACGAGGAAACATGCCAGACCCTAAGGACGCTGGCCGGCAAGTGCGGCCCTTCGCGGCGGTCCTCACCGAGCACGCGAGAGGCGTTGTCCACGCAAGCCTGTCGGAGCAACTCGCGGACCTCACCGCCGCCGTGGCGGAAACCGGCAAGAAGGGCACCCTCGCGCTGACCATCACGATCGAGCCCGTCGCTAAGGGCGCCGCCGGCGCGCTGAAGCTGGGCACGAAAGTCGTCGTCAAGGCACCACAGGACGACACCGCAACACCCACATCGGTGTTCTTCGCCGATGGGCAAGGCAACCTCACCCGCGATGACCCGCGGCAGCCGCGTATGGAGATCCGCGGCGTCGCCACGATCGGAGAGACAGCATGATGAGTGACGCACACGCCGTCATCGAAGCCACCCGCGTCGCCACCCCACCCGTCCCCTTGGACGTCGACAAGGTATGGCTCGCACCGACCCCCACCGGTTGGGTCAAGTTCGACTTCACCGGCGACGAGTACCGCGACCTCCCGCGCCGCAAGAAGGGGACCACAGTGGTCGAGAACGTCGGATCGTTCCTCGCGTACTGGGAAAAGCACCACACCGAGGGTATGTCCGAGGTGTACGCCGACCTCACGAGGCGGACGGTCACCGCAGTGCTCGACGCGCACTCAACCACTGCGGCTGGATGGGCGGCGCACCGGCTCGTCCTCGCGCTGCGGCACAGCCCGTCGTTGAACGCGTGGCGCGGCATCTCAGGCACGATGATGCCGCAGCTGCGTTTCGCCGAGTTCATCGAGGACCACCGTCCCGACATCATCGAGCCGGACGCGGCGGACGTCCTGGAACTCGCCGAATCGTTCCAGGCGACGACAACCGCGGTCTTCAAGTCCGGAACGATCCTCAAGTCGGGACAGCGTGAGCTCCAATACCAGGAGACGATCGACGCGACCGCCGGGCACACGAAACGGATGCCGATCCCCGACGCGTTGACCCTCGCGCTGCTGGTCTTCGAGGGCGACGACTCGGCCGAGGCGATCACGGCGCGTCTTCGCTACCGGACCGGCGACGGGAAACTACAACTCGGCGTCATTCTGGATGAGGTCGAGGAGAAGGTACGGTCCGCGTTCGATGCGATCGTGGATCAGATCGGCGGCAGCATCGCGGCACCGGTGTTGCGTGGCACACCGGCGGTCGGCTCATGACGCACCAGCAGGCCAGGACCGAGCTCGCGGCGGGAACGCCAGCGGAGGCGATCTGCGCGACGTGCCCGTGGGATCGACTGTGCGTCCAGCCCCCGACGATGTCGACGGCGGAGATTGACCGCCGCATCGCCGATGCTGAGGCGAAAGACAGGGCGAAGGACCCGTTCGGACAGCAGATGCCGGCTACCACGCTGATGACCGCGCTCGTCTACGCCGGAAAGGACTCGACAGGAACCATGTGCCCCGTCTTCACATCGCGACTGACGGGACCCGACGGCCGCAATGTCGCCGACCTGATCCGACACACGATGCGCTCGTGGGGCGAGCCGTTGTACGACGCTGCCGGAGAAGGCGACTGATGGGTTGGGCTTGCGGCAGCTACGTTTTCGACCCGGTCGTACGGGCGCTCCAGGCCCGGGTGCCGGACGCCGACACCCGGACCGCCTTGGCGAGTGTGCTGATAGAGGCCTTGCAGCACGCGGACTGGGACACCGAAGACGAGTCCGTTACCGAGTTCCGCGGCGACGCCGCCATCATGAACGCCTTCGCGGCCAACGGCATCCCCATCGATGACGAGGAGCTCGACTGATGGCAAGCAACAACGTCGGAGGCACCAGCATCTCGTTCGCGGGGCTGCTGACCATCACGTTCGTGGTGCTGAAGTTGACCCACGTCATCGCCTGGTCCTGGTTGTGGGTCCTATCGCCACTGTGGATCTCCGTCGTCCTCTTCGTCTACTGCTGCCTCGCCGTCGCCGTGTTCGCAGTCGTCATGGCGGCGCTGGGGCGGGGGGAATGACGTGGGCAGAGTGGTCGTAGTCGGCACCATATTCGTGGTGTCCATGATCGCCGTGCTCGTGTGGCTGGCATGGGATGCCCGCCGCAGCGACAAGCAAGACGACAAGCGGGCAGGGCGCCCCATCAAGGGCGACCTGAACGCAACACAGGAACGTGAACTCGGAGAGCTTCTGTTCGACGCACACCGCATCCTCACCGCCATCGGTGTCAACAACACCGTCGAGCAGATGACGGACCCCGAGATCATTCGCACCTCCACCCGCCGCGAAATCGCGGCGTGGACGGCCCGCTACAGAAACAGGAAGGCACAGGAACTGTGAACCGGATTCGCGCCGCGATCGTCGCGGCACTGGCCGTACTCACCATCGGAGCCGCGTCCGCATGCTCGGAGATCGCCGAACCGGACAGCGTCGGTCTCTACTACGCGCAGGGGCAGAGCGACGGCTACAAATTCGACCACTGCATTGACCCCGGTGCGTCCGACGAATGGCTCGCCAACAACAGTGTGGTGTGGCTGCCGAACAACATCCGAACCTGGAACATCGCCCCGCAGGGAGGCGACACCAACGTCCCGATCACCGTGGCAAGCAAACCCGAGCCGAACCAGCCGTCCGGCGTCCAAGTCAACGTATGGAGCCAAACAAACCTCACCCTGAACACGACCTGCAACGACGGCCAGGACAGCGTCATCGTCAAGTTCTGGGAGCGACTCGGCCGCCGATACGGGGCGGACAACGAAGACGGCTGGAAGAAAATGCTCCTGAACACCGTGGTCCCCGCACTGGAGAAGGCAAAACGGACCGTAGTCCGCAACTACTCCGCCGACGAACTGGTCGCAGGCACAGCACTGCCGGACGTTCAGGCCAAGGTGTCGGAGGAATTCGCGAAGGAACTGAAACGGGTCACGGGCGAGGACTACTTCTGCGGCCCGGCGTTCGTCCGAGGCGGTAAGACCTGCCCGCAGGTCGAGATCCTCGTCAAGGACGTCGACTACGCAGACCCCGGCATTCAGCAGGCCCGCAACGACAAGCAGAAAGCCTTGGAGCAGGCCGCGGCGCAGATCGCCACCGCGGAGGGCCAGGTCAAGGCTGCCCAGGCGCAGGATGCGTTGTACCGCAACGAGTCCTGGATGGCTTTGGAGAAGGCAAAGCTGCAACTGCAGGCAATTCAGGCATGTTCCGCGAACCCGAACTGCACCCTCATCCTCGGCGTTGACGGCCAAGTTCTCCTCGGCACGAAGTAATCCGCGCTGTGGGCGCGGCACCCCCCGTGGGTTCCGCGCCCACCAACCACGAGAGAGACGCGACGGGTTCCGGTGCACGACCTACCAGATCGACCTGCGGGTGACGTCTCCCACCGTATCGTGAGCGAAGGGAGCGACGAGTGATGCTACATCCGGCCTACCGCCTCACTGAACGGCACGAGGTCACCAACGCCTGCCACCACGTGCACTGCCACAGCTGCGGCGTGGACGAGCTCGTGGACGGCTCTGAGTACGTTGTGTGCGGCGAGTGCTTTCACTGTTATCGGACGAGGCGGGACCTGCGCCGCGCCTACCGGCGTGAGGCGTCCCGCGGTCGGGGTTCAATGCCATGGTTGCGCGGCAACGGATTCGGTACCCGGTTCGGCGCGCTGCGCCGAAGGGTCCTCGTACCACGCGCGTCTCGGATCTACGGCTGCCAGGAGTGCGGACATGATTTCTGATCCCGCGACGCCACCCGACTGCGGGCTCTTCGACCTGCCCGACGGTGCAGCGGTGCCCCCTGTGCCTGTCGAGAGGCTGTCCGCGGACCGGCGCCGCACCCTTCGCCAGTCCGCCTCCCTGGCGAAGGGTCGGCACCCTCTCGGCGGCCGGCTCCATCCTGAAGCGGCGCCACCTGACGACCGCGCCGCGCCGGGACGACGGTGTGGCAACTGCTGGTACCGGCGACTCACCTACACCAACGGCAACAAACTTTGGCCGAAATGCCATGTTGACGTGGAGAACCCGACGGACACCAACCCGCAGCCCGTCTTCTCCCTGCGGCTGACCCACAGCGCCTCAACGGACTGCCGCGGCTGGTGGCCAGGCTGCACGGACCACACCTACGGCGACCAGAGCCTCTCCGACGACGCAGCCCGGTTCGTACCCACCGACCTAGCCCCCCGGTGCCCACGATGACGCAGGCCGGACCTGACGAGCTCGCGGAGCCCCTCGCCACCATCGCGGTGGAACTCGTGACACGAGTCCGGGACGATCCGCCAACCGAAGTCCACCGCTGGCTCGCCACCACGATGGAAGGCAAGGACTGGCTCAGCCTCGCCATCGTCCTGGCCGCGGCCGTACCCGTTGACGAGTCGTGGCGCAACCTCACGGCCTGGACGTGGTTCCACCGGACGGAGCAGACAACGTGACCACAGCCACCATCCAACTCACCGAACAACAGTCACAGGGTGCGGACAAACTCCGAACCTGGTACCAGTCCGACAGCGACCAGGTGTTCCGCCTGTTCGGCTACGCCGGGAGCGGCAAATCGACAGTGGCGAGCTACCTCGTCGACCAGCTCAACGCATCCAACACCATCTACGCCGCCTACACGGGCAAAGCCGCCTACGTGCTGCGCAGCAAAGGATGCGTCGGCGCGTCCACCATCCACAGCCTCATCTACCTCCCCGCCGAGAAAGCCCGCAAACACCTCACCACCCTCCTCGAAACCCTCGAAGGTCAAACCGACGAAGGGCAACGCCGTATCCTGCAACGCCAAATCGACCTCGAACGGAAAAAACTTGAATCGCCCACATGGATCCTGCGCGACGAGGACGAAACCGAACTCACCGACGCGGACCTCCTCGTCATCGACGAGGTGTCCATGGTCGGCGAACGCATCGCCCTCGACCTGCTCTCCTTCGGCCGGAAAACCCTCGTCCTTGGCGACCCGGCCCAACTGCCTCCCGTAGACGGCGGCGGCTACTTCATCGACGCCGAACCAGACCATTTACTGACCGAGATTCACCGATCCGCGCTCGACTCGCCCGTCACCCGGATCGCGACGACCATCCGGTCCGCGACCCTAGGCCAGTCCGGTTACGGCATCTGCGGCCTGGATGGTGACAGTGGCCGCACCGACCGCATCACGATCCCCAACCTCCTCGCAGCCGACCAGGTCCTCTGCGGCACCAACAAAACCCGCTGGCAAGCCATCCACCTACTTCGCGCGTTGCGTGGCCTGACCGGCGACATGCCCACCGCCGGCGACCGCATCATGATCCTCGCCAACAGTGCCAACGCCGAAGTCTTCAACGGCCAACAGTTCGAAGTCCGAACCTCGTCAGACGTGGACGGCTACCCCGATCGCATCCGGCTTGACGTCACCGACGAGGAAGGCCAGGAACGTTCCATCGTGTCCTGGCGGGCCGGCTTCGGCGGCGTCGAAGGGGAGAAACTCGCGAAGCGTGACGGTCACGGGTCCGTGGCCGCGGCCACCTACGGGCAGGCCGTCACCGTCCACAAAGCCCAAGGGTCACAGTGGGCACGTGTGTTGGTCGTGGACGAGTCCGGGGTGTTCGCGTCCATCGCCGAGAGGGACGAGGCCAAGGCCCGCCGCAACGTCGGCCTACCCGACCACGGGCACTCCCGGGCCGCGGGCCACAAAGCCGGACAACGGTGGCTGTACACCGCGGCAACCCGGGCCGCGGAGCAGATCACCATCATTCCGCGACTCACCGGAGTCCTCACATGAGCGGGATCATCGCCGGTGCGCCCCCGTCCACCGTGGCTGAACTGCGCGACGTACTCATCAGCTACGACGCGAGCCGCGACCGCAGCCAACAGACCGCGCTGGGCCCGTCCGAACTCGGCACCCCCTGCCAGCGGCAGATCGCCATGAAACTCGCCGGCGTCCCAGAACAACCGGAGCATCGAGTGCCGTGGGCACCGATGCAAGGCACCGCGATCCACACCCTGATGGAGGACGTACTCCACTTCCACAACGGGCAGATCAACCGTGCCCGCTGGCTCCCCGAGCAGAAACTCCGCCTCGATGACGAACTTGGCGGCCACGGCGACGCCTACGACAACGACTGGGACATGGTCATTGACTGGAAATACGTCGGCAGCACCGCATTGAAGAAAGTCAAACGGAAAACGGTACCCGTCGAATCATTGGTGGCACCCGACTACCGGGTGCAAGCCCACCTGTACGGCTACGGGCATGCCCTCGCCGGCCGGCCCGTCAAATGGGTCCGGATCGTGTTCCTCGCCCGCAGCCATGATTACGACGAGTCCGCCGAATGGACCGAGACCTACCAGCCGGACGTCGCATTCGACGCCATCGTCCGCTACTACGCCACCAAAGACCTCATCACCGCCCTACCCCTCACAGCCAACCCCACCCTGTGGGGTGCCGTACCCGCCGCGCCAGGCGATGCCTGCACCTGGTGCCCATTCAAGAGAGCCGGCCCCGCCGACGCCACCGGCTGCCCCGGCAACACCGAGGCCAAGATCGACAAGCAGATGGCCGGCCTCATCGCCTGACCCGAGAGGAAGCAGCAACCCCCTTATGGCACTCACCGCCGAACAGCTACGCGAACACGCGGTCACGATCATCCTCAACCACGCCCAGGACATCGGAAACCTGTCCATCTCCGAGCACCTCGAAGACCTCGACATGGGCGACGACGCCCACAACGCCGCCACCGAAGCCATCGACGAACTGATCAACAAAGCCACAATCACCATCTCATGGCCCGAGGACAACCCGATCGTCCCGGACCCAACAGACAGATGCCCACCGGACTGCACAGGCAACTACCCCATCTGCCCGCACGCGTAACGCCCACCACCTGACCACCAACACCCCGTCCATCCATCCACAAAGGAGTCACAGTTATGACGCAAAGCGGCAACGACCTACTCATGTCCGGCGGCGTGCCGTCGGTCAAGTTCGACACAATCGGCGACACCGTCATCGGCACCATCGTCGACGAACCCAAAGCCACCCAGATGAACAAATACAAAACCGACGAGCCGGCCTTCTGGAAGTCGGGCGACCCGATGATGCAGGTGATCGTCACCATCCAAACCGACAACCGCGACCCAGGAGACCCAACCGACGACGGCCGACGCCGCCTCTACATCACCCCCCGCATGATGCCGCCAGTCCGCGAGGCAATCGTCAAGGCAGGCGCGAAAGGTCTAGCCATCGGCGGCCGGATCGCGGTGCGCTGGATCTCCGGCTCCGGCGAAGGCGAGGGCAACGCCCGCCAGTTCGCAGCCGACTACGCCGCCCCGGTCGTCGACCCCGGCAGCCTCCTCACCGGCACCCCCGCCGCTGCGCCCCCGCCGCTTCAGTCCGCCGCACCACTGTCGGCAGCGCCGACAGTGCCACCGGTCCAGGCCGCAACCACCCAGGCCCCGCCGGCCATGGCTACCCCGACCGCGGCACCGCCCACAGGGATGCTCGCAGCGGCGCCCCCGGTCAACACCGCCCTGACGCCGCCACCGCAAGGTGTCGACCCGGGCGTGTGGGCCACCCTGCCCGAGGGACAACGACTGGCCGTCCTCGCCGCGATGGCCAACCCGGCCGCCCAGGTCGCCCCCTTCTAGGCCGGCAACCCCAGCCCCGCCCCGGGAACCAGTTGCACCCCCGGGGCGGGGCACATCGACATGCACCACCCGCACCACGGCCGAGGGAGGACCCACGTTGACTACTACGGCCACAGCCACATACAACGAGCACGCCGTACACGAATGGCTCACCCTCATCCACGGCGCCACCCCCGGCCTCACCCACATCTGCTCAACCGACGACTGGACCGGCCGCACCTTCACCGACCTCGACGCCGCCACCCGCTACACCCGCTACCTCAACGGCGAAGGCAAAGAGGGCATCTACGCCCGCATCACCACCCTCAAAGCCGCACTCCCACCCGGCCGACGCGGCGGCGCCGCCGACACCGCCGCCCTACCCGCACTATGGGCAGACATCGACATCGCCGGCCCCGGCCACGAGCACACCACCTGCACCCCCGACACACCATGCGCCCCGGGCGTCGCCTGCCCAGCACACGCCGCAACCCGCCCCACCGGCGGAACGCCCATCCTCCTTCCCCTACCCCCATCCGAGGGCGCCGCCCGGGCCATCATCGCCATCTCCGGCCTGCCCACCCCCACCCTGTGGATCCACAGCGGCGGCGGCCTCTACCCCATCTGGATGCTGGACACCCCCGCCCCCGTCAACACCGACGTAGACCGCGGAGTCATCAAACACCTCGCCACCGAATGGCAACGCGTCATCACCGCAACCGCCACCCGACTCGGCTGGGTATACGGATCCGGCGTCGGCGACCTCGCCCGCGTCCTACGCATCCCCGGCACAATCAACCGCAAAGCCGGCCTGGCCAGACCCTGCCGCGTCCTCGAATCGACCGGACCCCGATGGACCCTCACCGAACTGCGCCTCGCCCTCGCAACCGCCACCGCAGCCATCACCCCACCCACACCAACCGCCCCAACCAACCACACCCCCGCCCCGCCCGCGAACGGGCCACGCACCTCCGCCGACCCCGGCGAGGACTACAACGACCGCGCCACCTGGAACGAGGTCCTCGAACCCCACGGCTGGCGCGAGCACTACCGCCAAGACCAGGCCGTCCACTGGACCCGGCCCGGGAAACCCGCCGGCACCTCCGCCACCACCAACGTCCTCGGCACCGACCGACTCCATATTTTCACCACCAACGCCGCACCCCTCGAAGCAGACGAGTCGTACCACAAGTTCGCGGCCCACACCCTCCTCAACCACCGCGGCGACTACACCGCCGCCACCCGGGCACTCGCCGCGGCCGGCTACGGCCAACCCATCGACCACGGCGCACGCCAACGGCACCTCCTCGCAGGCATCCTCGGCGACCAGGCCGCCGCCATCCAACTACCGCCAACCGCCGCCGAAGCCAACGCAGACGGCGGCCCGCCGTCACGGTTCTTCGACAAGGCCGGCTCCCTATTCGCGAACGCCCTCGCCACCGCCGTCCTCCAAATAGGGCCACTCGCCACCGGCGCAGACGACCTCGTCTGGGCCTACCGCACCGGAGTGTGGTCATCCGACCGGCACGTCGTCCGTAACCGCACCACCGCACTCCTCGGCGACCGATACCGCCGCACCCACCTCGTCAACACAGAGGACATCATCCGCAGCCAGGCCCGGCGCATCACCAGCGAGCCAATCGCAGACATCATCAACATGGCCAACGGCCTCCTCGACTGGCGCACCGGCGAACTCACCCCCCACACCGCCGACATCCCCTCCACCGTCCAACTCCCCACACCATGGACACCGGACGCCACCTGCCCCACGTTCAACACCTTCCTACACCAAGTCGTACCCATCGACGTCGTGCCCGTCGTGTGGGAACTCATCGGCTACCTGATGTACTCCGGCAACCCGCTACACAAGGCCGTCATGCTGATGGGCACCGGACGCAACGGCAAAGGCACCCTGCTACGCGTCCTCACCCAACTCCTCGGCCGGCACAACACCACAAGCGTCACCCTCCACGACCTCGTCTCCAACCGATTCTCCACCGCTTCCCTGTTCGGGAAGCTCGCCAACATCGCCGGCGACATCGACTCCGCCTACCTCGAATCCACCGCAATCTTCAAAGCCATCACCGGCCAAGACCAAATCTCGGCCGAGCATAAAGGCCGCGACCGGTTCGAGTTCACGCCATGGGCAGTGCCAGTCTTCTCCGCCAACGAGATACCCTCATCCGCCGACACCACCACCGGCTACCTATCCCGCTGGCTCATCATCCCATTCCCCCACTCATTCACTGGCACAGAAGACCGGCAACTCGACGCGAAACTCTATTCCGAGCTACCCGGGATCGCAGCCAAGGCCATTCCCGCACTACGCCAACTCATGACCCGCGGACAATTCCCGGAACCACAATCCGTGAACGACGCATACGAAGAATTCGCCCGCCGCGTCGACCAGGTGCGGACCTGGGTCGGCGACTGCTGCGACCTCGTGCCCGCCCCGCACGACCCCGCCACCCACCCGCTGATGCCCAGGGCAGTGCTGTACCAGGCATACCGGCAATGGTGCGCACGCGACGGGCACCGCCGCCCCCTCGCCGCAGGCAAACTCTTCGACCGTCTTGAATCTATCGGCGCCACGCCCGCCAAAGTCAGGGGGGCACGCGGCTTCCGAGGCCTCAGCATCGTCGACCCGGCCGATCCGCCCCGCCCCCTCGACGCCACCACACAACGCATGTGGGGCGACACAGACAGTGACGGGGGGGCAGGTAGGGGGCAGGTAGGGGGGCAGGTTACCGGCGAGTACCTGCCCCCCTCCCCGGGCAGGTCAGATACCAAAACAACCCCCCAGGGGGCAGGGGGGGCAGATTCTCACTACCCCCACGTAGCAGAAGTTGATCAAGGAGGAGTTGGAGTTGATCAAGAAGGGGATTTGCCTCGCGCGGGGGGGTATGGGCAAAAACTGCCCCACCTGCCCCCCCCTGCCCCCTGCCAGGTGTGCGGCCGGCCACTCGACCCTGCCCTCGCCGACCGCTGGCACGCCATCGCCACCCACCCCTCCTGCCACCACGGAGCGACCCCATGAGCCGCCACCTTGTCTCAACCGCGGCCGCCGTCAAGTCCTGCCCCGGCTGTGGCACGACCACCCTCAAGGCAATTGACGAAGGACTGACCGTTATCGCGGACGCCCAACCAATCCCCGGCACCGAAGTCGAAATTCTCCTCACCGGACTTCGTACATACACCTTCTCCTCCGGCAAATACCTCACCTATCGTGACGCCGACCGGATCGCAGGCGGATACCTCCACGGCACCATTCACGCTCAACACCGCTGCCCACAACCAACCCTGACATGAGACAAACAATGGACATCGACCCGACAGCAATCGACAACGAAATAGTCGATCGCATGAGACGGAATGCCACCGAATACAAGACCCGACACGCCAGGAAAGCCACCGACCGGAAAGTCATTCAGGAGGCCCGCATCGAAGGAAAGGCCGCCCAACACTCCGCGCGTGAGCACGGACGCGACCTACTCGCCGTAGCTATGTCTGAAGAGGACCTCCTCGCCGCGGTCCTGCAAATGTGTCGCGTCTTTTCATTGCGCACTGCCCACTTCCGGCCGGCCAGGACGGAGAAGGGCTGGCGTACGTCGGTCGCCGGCGACGGTCAGGGCTTCCCCGACCTGATCATCGTCGGGAGTCGCGTCATCGCCCGGGAGCTCAAGTCGGAGCAGGGTCGACTTACCCCGGAGCAGGTCGCTTGGCGGGCCGCGCTGTACACCGCCGGTGTGGATGCGACGGAGTGGCGGCCGTCGGACCTTCGTAGCGGCCGCATCGAACGCGAGCTACGCGCTCTCACCCAGCCTCGCCAGGACGGGTGAGCGGTGGCAACGTTCAATGCACGACATGCCTGTCCGGGCCGCTGCGACCGCCGGATCATCCCCACCATGCTCGCCTGCGGACCCTGCTGGCTGGAGTTGCCCCAACACCTCCGCGACGCCATCACCAAGGCCGACGACATGCGCGCACACGGATTCGCCGGCCCCGACCTCATCCGCGCCCACCGCCAGGCCGTCACCGCAGCCCTCGCCTGGTACCGCCGTGCTGCCCACACCAAGGAGACCACCGAATCATGAGTCACCCACAAGGGAGCACCGAAGAGCAACAGCGAGAAGACCGCGACCGGGCCGTGTACGCAGCCTGCTTCGCCGTCGATACTTTTGTCCACGACAACGACGACCTGCGCCGGGTGACGGCGGCGACGCACACCAAGCTGGTCGTGGAGGCCGCGGTCGGCTACCTGCTAGGTGAAGGGCTGATCGTGGTGAAGCCGGCCAACGAGTGGCCAGACATGCTCGGATTCCAGATCCGCCCGCACCTACTCCCCGACGTTGCACATGGTGTGGCGGAACTTGCCCAGATCAACGAAGCCCTACGCCGGTGAGAGCCGGAGAGAGCGAGAGCCACGAAATGAGCATCACCGACCGGATCATCACCGCCGTACCGGATGAGCACGTCACGGACATGACATACCGTGAGGTTGTCCAGGAGATCGGCCGCGCCTACGCGGCCGGCGAGGAGCACGGGGCATCGGTCGATCTGCGCGACATGCCGGCCACCGCGCTGACCGCTGGGCAGTCGATCCGGCTGGAGGTCATGCGCGGACTGCTGGAGTACAGCGGCGAGATCGAGCCGGGGGCTGAGGAGGACGGTCTCACGGTGCCAATCCTCATCCGGGACATGCTGCGCCTGGCGGCCGCGATCGAAACCGGTGAGCAATGACGGAACTCGATGAGATCACCGCAGATGACCTGGAGGGGATCTTCCACGCCGCTCTGGGACAGGGTGATGTGAAAGGGGTCGACGCCGCGCTGAGGCTGCTTGCCGTCAAGGATCCCCGCCGGGCGCAAAACCTGTTCGACCTCACCAAAGTTGCGCTGCGTCTCATTGCCAGCCGCGACGGCCGGGCGCTGACTGTGGATGTGCCGCAGGCCGATGCGCACCGTGGCTATCAGCACCCTGCGCCAGATGAGGCCAGAAGGAGAGACGCGATGAGCATCCCCGTCCGAGTCGACCCAGCCGTCACGGCACACGTCGGACCGGTTCCTGCACCTGACGATGGTGGGTGCCCGATGACCGCCCCCACGTCCCGCCACGGCCGCGACATTGACGGCTGGATCAACACACGCTGCGCGTTCGGCCTCGACGGCTGCACCGACCACGACTGCGTCTGCACCTGCCACGACGTCCGTGTCGGCCCTTTCGCCGCCCAGGGATTCGGCTGCCCCAAGTGCGGGTCGATCCTCAACGCGGCGGCGGCCGGGTGCGACGGCGGGTGGCACGCCGACAACCAACCACGCCTGCCCGCTCCCACGGGACCGGAGCCGGAGGAGCGGATGGCCGAGCAGGTCGCCCAGCTCTTCCATGAGGCGTACGAGCGCCTCGCCCCGTTGCACGGCTACAAGACGCGCGACGCCTCGGCGGCCACGGTCTCCGAGGTCATGGCGGCCACGCTCGCCCAAGTCTCCGCCCTACAGGCCGACGTCGCACGGCTGGAAGGGGTGCTGGCCGAGGTGCGGCGGGCGGAGGCAGCCATTCTTGGAGATCGGGGCGAGTGGGAACGGCTCATCGCCGAGCGGGACGAGTTGCAGGCACTCTTCGACCTCCAGTGGACCTGCATGCAGACCGCCGCAGAGCGGTGGAGGCAGGAGTCACCGATCGAACGCGTGAGCACCCTGCCCGACCTAGGGACGCTGCTGGCGTGGCTGATGGCAGACCGGGACCACTGGTTTGACCAGCACACCGCACTTGACGACGAGGTGGGCCGCCAGATGCCCGCGAAGGAGAACATCGATGTATAACCTCCCTCCAGGCCAGCAGGCAGCCGCCCTCCACAACCCCATGGTGCCCGTCGCCGACCGGCTCGCATTGGCACTACAGGCACTTGACTGGTACGAGACCGACCGGGAGAAGACGATGCCCGTGGTCGAGGCGGCCCAGGCGTGGCGGCGCATCCGCTACGGGTCGGCTCCGATCGCCGAGTACCCCAAGGACTTCTTCTCGCCACTGGAGCGCGCCATCATCGCCGCCGTCGACCAGATGGGTAGTACCTGGACGCCGGCAGGGCCAGACGAACACGGCGAGCTTCGGGCACGACTCGTCGCGGATGCGCGTCGTATTGCCGGGCGAGTGATCGCTGAAGAGATTCGACGCGAGTTGGTGTGCTGCTGCAACGTCTATGAGAGGGACCACGGTACGAGTCGCGGCGGCGCGACGCATGCGATCTGCTTCTGGGGCGAGGCCGCAGCCCGCATCGCGGAGGGGAGGGCATCATGAGTGATCCGACAGAGGCCGCGTACGAGGCGGCCAGAGTCGCGTTCCAGGCGCCCGGCGGCACGCTCCAGGACGCGATCAGAGCCACGGTTGACACCGTCTGGCCTCTAGCCGTGGCGGAGGAACGGCGGCAGGCTGCGGCCGACATCCGGGAAGTTTGCCGAGAGGACATCCAACGCCTCGTTGACCACGGCCTTGGCGACGGCGAGTTCGTCAAGACACACGCGATGTCGATGGACAAGGCCGCACGTATCGCGGAAGGGGGACCGGACCATGCCTGACGCGGCGGGGGCCTGCGTGTTGTGCGGGGCGGATCGCACAACGGCGCTCTCTTCGAAGAGCGGCTTCAGGCGCTCGGTCTGCGCCAGCTCGGTCGAGCACCTCGAGGGCGACACGGCACGGGTCGGTCTGACGGTCGCCGCGCGCATCGCGGAAGGGGTCGAGCATGACTGAGTTGGTGTTGGCCGAGGGTCAGCATTCGTCATCGCCGCAGCCCGGCCGAAGTGGACCGGTGAAGGTCACCATCGACGCCGGAGGCCGCGAGGTGACGATCGAATGCCCAGACACCAACGTCACCTACGAACAGGTAGCCGACAAAGTCCTGGAGTTGTGGTCCCGGACGGACGGACCGAAAGCGCCCAGCGAAGGGCCGGCGTTTGGTCTCGCGTCCGAGCGGAAGGGCTGGCAGATGTCGCCGATGAACATGGGCGGCGGCGAGGGCTACCTGGCGGAGCCGAAGGCAAAGGAGACGGGGGGCTAAGCATGCCGACGGTTCACGAGCGCAAGGACTGCCCCGGCAGGTGCAGACGCAGGATCATCCACCGCATGGTCGCGTGTGGGCCGTGCACGGAGCGGCTGCCCGTGGATCTGCGCGAGGCAGTCACCGCCAACCCCGCCAATGCTTACGCCCGCCGCGACGCGCTTGCTTGGTACCGCACCAACGCAAGCGCGTCGACAAGCTCACCGAGGCAGTGATCCAGGCGATGGCCCGATGACCGACATCCTCGACCGCATCGACGCGGCCGTAGCAGAGCAGTGTGCATGTGGCTGCGGCCGCTTGCTGTACGGGCCGTCCGCCTATTGGGCGAGCGAGTCCTGCCAGCGGGCGGGCACACGGAAACTCACCGGGGCGAAGGAGTTACCCGAAGACTTCGCCGCCCCCAGTACGTCTCGACGAACTCGTTTTGTGGGAGGTGTGTCCAGCCTCGCCGACTCGTTCACGGTCCACATCGCCGGCACCCCCCAGCCCTACCAATACATGGCGCTGTCAAATGAGGCACGCCAGACACTGCATACTTGGCTCGAATTGCACGACGTCGAGCCCCGTGATGTCCCCCTCGCTACGACCATCATCATTGTCGGCACCGAGATCACCATCGAGTCGTACGTCCGGTGCGGCGACGGTCGCAGTCATGAGGTCGATCCCGCCACGGGTAACCCACGACTGACGCTGCTGGCACGTCAGCTGAGAGAGCCGTGGCCGCTGCCCCATCCCGAGAGAGTCGCCAGGGTCGTCGTCAGCGGCGTCGGTCGTCTCTACGTCAACGGTCGGGACTTCACCGGTCTCGTCAGAGAATTCAGCGTCTCGTGATCGCTAGTCTGGAATGGAGATCCGCGACCGGCCCGCCCGAGCCGGCCGCGGCGCTTCCCCACTTTAAGAAACGATCTCCGGACCCAATCGCAGCGTACAACCCCTCGCGCGATCGGAGATCGCATGCCACGACCAACGACCGCTCCGCCGTGCGCCAACCCCGGCTGCTACCTGCCACGCCGCCACCGCAGCGAATGCGACCGGCAGGACGGCCCCGACGCCTGCCGCGGCTGCCTGCCGGCCCAGGCCGCACCGGGCCTACGCCTCTGCGACCGGTGCGCCAGATGCGACGACCCCGCCAAGTGCGGCGGCTGTCTCGTCCACGACCCGGTGACAGCCGCGACACTGCACCGCGACCTCGCCGTGCAGCTGCGCCGCGCCGGCCACGGTGAACACACCTCCGGGTCCAGGGACTGCTCGCCCGGAGTGGACGCAGGCGTGGTCGAGATCCGAGCCCAGATCGCCACCACGCTTCGCCGTATCGCGAAACTCATCCAGGTCTCTCGGGGTTTCTCGGTGCCGGGAAGGTGGGTCGTTGACCGTCGGCCGCCGGGATTTATCGGCCCGATGTGGCGCCACTGGTACGCAGATACGTCCATGCAGGCGCTGAGTGCCTTCGTCGCGCGAAGCGCCGAGTGGCTGGCCGCGCACCCCGACGCGGGGAAGCACGCCGCGGACCTGCGGGCAATTTCCCACGGACGAGTTTGGGCACTCGCATACCCGTCCGGCCCGACGAGTATCTACATCGGCCAGTGCCCCCTGATGGTCACCTATGTCACGGAGGATCTCGGCGGCAAGCAGCTGTTGGCACCGGGGCGTTGTGACGAGCGGCTCGACTGGGACGGCAAGACTGCCCTCATCACCTGCCCCGGTTGCGACACGGCGGAGACGGTGGAGTGGTGGCAGCGGGAGATTGTGGGCGAGACCGGCGGCGTTGTCGACGCGCAGATGGCCGCGTCGTGGCTGTCCCTGCACTGGTACCGCGATGTCCGTCCCTCGGTCGTCGCCAACTGGGCATCCCGGGGGAAGCTCGCACGGCTTATGGCCGAACCGGAGCGTCCGGGCGTTGAGCCGAAACCCCGTCGCGACGAGCGCGGACATGTGCTTTTCTCGTTGGCGGACGTCAAGGCCTGCGCCGAGAAGATGTGGGGGCTTCAGCCGCAACTGCGGCCACGACGGAAGGGACCGACATCATGAGCTTCGCGGACGCCACCACGGCCACGCTCGTCGCGATCCGGCTCAACCTCCTCCGCGGCCTGGACCTCGTCGCCGGTCACATCGACGACGGAACGTTCGAGACGATCGCGGCCGGCAAGGCTTCCCCACCATCACAGTCCGGACACCTGACTCTCGCACTGCTCGCCGGCGTTGATGCCGAACTCGCTCAGCGGCGAAAGGGAGACACGTGTACCGTCCGCGCATGACCACGCTGACCATCACCCGTGGATTGCCGGCTTCGGGCAAGACCACGTACGCCCGGAACTGGGTAGCAGCGGACCCGGCCGGGCGAGCGCGAATCAACCGCGACGACATTCGGGGAATGGCGCATGCTTCTGTGTTTCTCGGGCAGGACACAGAGAAACAGATCCAGGTGATCCGGGACGCTGCCGTGGGCGCGTTACTCAAACGTGGCGTTGACGTGATCGTGGACGACACCAACTTGCCCTCCCGGACCGCCCGGGACCTCCGACGCCTCGCAATGCTCGCTGGCGCCGACTTCAGGGTCTGGGATCTGACCAACGTCCCGCTCCAGGTGTGCCTGGACCGCAACGCCGCCCGCGAAGGCGTCGCCCGGGTGCCGGAGGACCGGATCCGGGACATGCGCCAGCGGTACATCGCCGGCAGGCCGTACCCGCTGCCTCTCGCGGAGGAGACCGATGCAGTCGACGAGGCACCGGAGCCATACGTGCCGCACGCCGGCGCCCCAAAGGCCGTCCTGGTCGACCTGGACGGCACGGTTGCCCTCATGTGCGGCCGGTCGCCGTATGACGAGACCCGGGTTCAGGAGGACCGGCCGAACCGGGCTGTGGTCCAGACGGTCAGGGCGATGCATGCGGCCGGCCACGCAGTCATCTTCTGCTCAGGCCGGACCGAAGCGTGCCGAGCCGCTACCGAGAAGTGGTTGGCCGAGCACGTCGCCGTGCCCTACGCCGCGTTGTGGATGCGGCCGGTCGGGGACATGCGAAAGGACGCCGTGGTCAAGCGGGAACTGTTTGACAATCACATCCGACGGAACTGGGATGTGGTCTGCGTTCTCGACGACAGACAGCAGGTGGTGGACATGTGGAGGTCGCTCGGCCTTACCGTCTTCCAGGTCGCCCCGGGGGACTTCTGACTTATGGCCAGGTTGATGTACCACGTTCTGCGGTTCGTCACGCTGCTCGGCGGGAGGCACTGGTACCTATCTACCGGCTGCCTGCATGGCGGCGACGGACACGCATACTGCCAGATCCAAGCGCAGCGGTACGACGGATCCACGAAGCACCGGTCCCACTGCAAGGTCTGCGACATCAAATGCGTGTGCTGGTGCCACCGGGCCCGGCCTGCCGGAGGGCACTCCGATGGAGCCTAAGCGGATCGCCTTCGCTGGCGACTGGCATTGCAACCGGGACTGGGCGCGAAGGGCGATCAGGCACGCCAGCTCGTTGAACGCGGACATCATTGTCCACTTGGGCGACTTCGGCTATGAATTCCCGCCGGGGTTCGTGAAGGGGGTCGACGCGGCACTCCGCAAGGCCGGGCTGGAGCTGTGGTTCGTGGACGGAAACCACGAGTGCTTCCCGACCTTGCTGCGGTATCCCATCCGTGAGGACGGGCGGCGACAGCTGACCGACCGGATCTGGCACCTTCCCCGCGGCTTCCGCTGGACGTGGGGCGACGTTTCGTTCCTGGCGTTGGGTGGCGCCTATTCGATCGACCGCAAGTGGCGGGTACCGGGCGTCTCATGGTGGAGGGAGGAGGAGATCACCGACGAGCAGGTCGAGCAAGCAATCGCCGGCGGGCCGGTTGACGTGCTCGTGTCCCACGACTGCCCAACCGGCGTCGACATCCCGGGCCTTGCCGAGTCCGCACACCTGTGGCCACCGCTCGACCTGATCCGAGCCGACAGTCAACGCCTCCAACTACGCAGGGTCGCCGACGCCGTACGCCCGTCGTGGGCCTGGCATGGCCACTATCACTGCCAGTACGAGACCGTCGCCGACATGGGCCACGGCCCGGTCCGGGTGGTCGGCCTCGACTGCGACGGGACCAGGCTGGCACGCAACATCCGCGTCGTTGACCTTTCGGAGCTCGGCGATTCAGCCGACGGCGAACACGAACCCATAGAGGACGGCTCTGCGCCTGCCTAGGGTATCCGTCATGGGTCAGCTCAATAAGATCGTCGCCGTCGAGAAGGGCGTCAAGTCCCGCGCGCACGCGGCGCTCACCGACGCGCACCACCAGCTGCAGAAGGGTCCGCTCCTGTCGGGCCTTGCTCGCACGTACCGGCCGAAGGACGACGAGGGCGAGCAACTGCCGCCTGAGTCGACACGGGTCCAGTTGCGGTCCGACGACATCATCAAGGAGGTCGTGACCGCACTCACGCGGCTGATGGACGTCACTCTGACAAAGGACGTCGCGAATGGAATCGCGAAGGCCAACATCATCGTGGGCGGCGACGTGCTCGCCTACGACGTGCCCGTCACGTACTTGTTGTTCCTGGAGAAGCAACTCATCGACCTGCACACCTTCGTCAGCAAGCTGCCGGCCCTAGACCCGTCGGAGGCGTGGACGTATGACGACGTCGCTGAGGCTTGGGCGACGGCGCCGGCGAGCACGACCAGGTCGAAGAAGGTGCCCCGCAATCACGTGAGAGCAGAGGCCACCGACCGGCATCCCGCACAGGTCGAGATGTACTCCGAGGATGTGCTCGCGGGCTACTGGACGACCGTCAAGTATTCGGGGGCACTGCCGCGGGCGCGGATCTCCGAAATCAAGGCCCGCGTGGTCACGCTCGCCGAGGCGGTCAAGGTGGCCCGGGAGCAGGCCAACATGGAACTCGTCACGGACCAGGTGATCGGCGCGAAGATCTTCTCCTACGTCTTCGGGTAAAGCCCTTCCCATCGAGGACCCTATGAATCACCCTTTGTAAAGGACACAAGTTCAGGCTCAAACTCAGCCGTCAACACCACCCGCCAAGGTGCAGGTTCGATCCCGGCCCGGGGCTCCACATGCCCCGGTAGCCCAACTGGTAGAGGCAGCGGGTGCCGGCAGACTTAGGCTCTTGTCCCAGACTCAGCATTGCCGTCGATCACCACCAGATCGCCCGGACACCATCGTTGCGCGAGGTTGCGGGTTCGAGTCCCGCGGGGAGCTCCACGTGCTCCCCTAGCTCAATGGCAGAGCGCGCTCACTTTGATCTAAGAGGTGCCCTTAAACGTCGCTGGTGTGACAATGTGGCGGCAACACTCACCGTATTTGGGCAATGGCAGCCCATCGGTCTGTAAAACCGAAGATTGCGGGTTCGAATCCCGCATACATGAGAAGGCCCCGGGTCGTCGGATATGCGGCCCGGGGTCCATTGTGGTCTTCGCCCTTCGTCTCGACGTAGAAGCCGTCCACATACTCGGCGACCAGCCGCGTCACCTTGAGCCTGCGGTCTCCGCAGGGAACGAGTAGTCCAGAACGTACGCCGTTCCGTCCAGGACCATCCGGTTGACTTCGACGCATAGGCCGTCCGCTTGAAACGCGTGGCGGGTGATCTCCAGGACCGGAGTGCCGTCCGGCAGGTCGAGGCGTTCGACCTCTACAGGGAGCGGCATCCGGACGCGCAAATGCTCCGTGAACGCAGTCGGCTCGTGGCCGGTTTCGGCGAGCCTCGCGTAGATGCCGCCAGGGCCTGAGTCCGTGTGCATGATCGCGGTGCCCCGGGCGAGCGCTGTCGGCAGGTACGAGGTCGCGAGCTGGACGTAGCGGCCGTCAACCACGAAGCGGCGTGCCCGGAACACAACCGGGGTTCCGTCCTTCAGACCGAGCGGGCCGGCGACCCAATCGGGTGCGGGGGTTTCGCCGACCTCAACGTCGGCGGTGTTCGGTCGCTGTCCGGTGTCGGCTTCCTGAATGGACAGGCCACTCATCCAGCGCTGTTTCGCGAGTCGTCCTGGCGAGCTGCGAGGGATGGCCCGGTATTCGCGGACGTAGTTTCCGGAGCCGTGGCGGCTGACGATGTGTCCCTCGGTGCGGAGCCAGCGGAGCGCGTCGGAGGCGGTTCCTTGGGTGACCTCGTAGCGTTCGGCGATCTCCCGTATTGACGGCAGGCGTTCCCCCGGTTGGAGCTGGCCGGACAGGATCAGTGTCCGTAGCTCTGTGAGTACCCGCCGGTAGGCAGGTGCCGGGTCCGACACCCCTCGATCTCCTCCTTGCAGGTAGGGGGCTGCGCTGAGCAGCCAAGACTGTTCTGAACTGTGAGCGTATCAGGGTGATCGTCTTTAGTCCGGCACGCCGTGTGTTCGGAAGGGTTATTGACTCTTCCAAACACTTGCGCTTCACTGGGCACGAAGAGCCATCGACGAAAGGGAACAAACCATGAACATCGCCACCGCGGACCCGGTCGCGCCGGATCAAGCAATGCTGCCCACCACCCGCGGGCCGCAGGCTGGTCCGAAGGCAGCGAAGCCACCGTCCGGCAGGTCGTTCGGCTTCGCGCGCCTGGCCCCGATCACCGCATCCGAACCCTGGGACCTCACCGGCATCCGCTACGACGCCGAACGGGGCATCAACGTCGACCTGACGGGGAAGCCGGCCGTCCACTCGCCGAACCTCGGCTCCACCACCCAGTACACCACCACCGCCGACCACCAGAGCTGGACGGACAGCGACACCGACTGACACCAGACCGAACCGCGTGGGGGCCCATGTGCTCCCACGCGGACCCTAAAGGAGCGGACCCTTGACAGTCCTCGTTATCAGCCAGGAGCAGGACCTCACCGCAGACAGAGTTGTCCTCCAACTACATGGCAGAGTCCCTGTCGCCCGGATAGACCTGGGCGACTTCCCGACAGCACTGCGCATGTCAGCCACGACCGGCGAGGACGGCTGGCGAGGCGTCATCAGTGCCGGCCCCCGTACGATCGACTTGGCCGACATCACTGCGGTCTACTACCGGCGGCCATCGCCGTTCCGAATGACTGGCGACATGTCAGGCGCTGAGGCTGAGTGGGCAGTACGAGAGGCCCGGCACGGCTTCGGCGGTGTCCTTGCGGCGATCAACTGCCGATGGGTCAACAACCCGCACCACATGGCCGCCGCGACCAAGCCTGTGCAGATCGCCGCGGCGATCGGCAGCGGCCTCGCCGTGCCTTCCACCCTCATCACCAACGACCCGCGACATGCGCGGGACTTTCTCGGCGACGCCGAGGGAGCCGTCTACAAAACACTGTCCGGCAGCCCGTCGACCGTGCTTGGACACGCCATCTACACCCAGGCGTTGCCCCGGGGCGCCACTCTCACTGGCGTCGACCAAACCGCGCACCTGTTCCAAGAGTTCGTGCCCAAGCAGTACGAGGTGCGCCTCACCGTCGTCGGCGAGCGCCTGTTCGCTGCACGTATCGACGCTGGTTCCGAGGCGGCCCGGCTCGACTGGCGAACCGACTACGCCTCCCTGAAGTTCACCCCGATCGACGTGCCTGACGACGTCGCGGCCGGAGTCCGGGCACTCATGGCGGCGTTGCGGCTGCGCTTCGGTGCGCTGGACTTCGTCGTTGATCCCAGCGACGTCTGGTGGTTCCTGGAGATCAACCCGAACGGGCAGTGGGGCTGGGTCGAGGACGCTACCGGACAACCGATCGCCGACGCTATCGCCGCAGACCTCCAAGGAGACCCCGCATGACCCTCGCCACGGAATCGCCCCGTCAACGCCTCGTCGCGACGCTCTGCGCGGCCGGCACACTCACCCAACCCGAATGGATCGACGCCTTCGCCGCCGTGCCGCGCACCGTGTTCGCGCCCAGGTTCTACCACGTGCTACCGGGCGGCGAGCAAGAGTGGATCGACTCCAGCGACCCGGAGCAATACGCACGGTGGCTGGACGTTGTCTACACCGACGACTCGCTCGTCACCCACCACAACCCGCAAGGCACCGCCACGAGCTCGTCTACGCAGCCGAGCGTCACCGCGATGATGCTCGAAGCTCTGGAGCTCGAGGATCATCACCGTGTCCTCGAGATCGGCACGGGAACCGCCTACAACTGCGCCCTGTTGTGTCACCGCCTCGGCGACGAGCAGGTGACCAGCATCGACATCGACCCGGACCTGGTCACCTCAGCAAGGACAGCTCTCGATGCCGTGGGCTTCTCGCCGACGCTGATCGTCGGCGACGGGCTCGACTACGAAGACGGCGCACTGTACGACCGGGTCATCGCGACGTGCAGTACCAACCGTGTCCCCGCGGCGTGGATCAAGCTATGCATACCCGGAGGAGTCGTCCTCGCGAACGTCGGCGTCGGCGTCATGAAGCTCACCGTCGCCGACGACGGAACCTGCGCCGAAGGCAAGTCGCTCGGCTTCGCAGGATTCATCGAGGCCCGATCGGCTGACGGACCCCGGCGCCTGTCCAACCTGGAGGCGATCGCACTCCAAAAGTCGAACCATCGCGTGTCCGGCCGCGTCGTGTCCACCGACTATGGAGACCCGGCCTTCTTGGCATGGCTGGCGATCGCCGCACCGGACCTGACCTGGGTCGAGATCAAATACGAGGGCAGCGACGACATCCACTACCTGTTCGCCTCCCCGGACCGCTCATGGACCGTCGGCACCTACCGACCCGACCGCACCGACCTCGTCCAGCAAGGCGGATCCCGCGACCTGTGGGACACCGTCAGCTACGCCCACGTGCGATGGGAGCTCGCCGGCAGGCCCAGCCACGACCGCTTCGGCCTAACCGTCACCACCGAGGGCAAGCACACCTTGTGGGTTGACGAACCCGGCAGCCACGATTGGTCTCTGGCCTGAACACGACGCAACCAGCGAGCGGCCCGCCAGACCCCGGGGAGGTTGGCGGGCCCGCTCTATGCCTAGTGAGGGGGGTCGGGCGCGAGTCACCAGTACAACCACGCGGCGCAGTGCCGGTGCTGAGTGGTCGGCGGAACCACGTCGATCTCACCGGTTCCGCGGTACTCCTTCGCAGCCTCGCGACAATCGTCCCGGACGGCGCGTCGACTCGGCGCGTTCCAGACGTGATCGACGAACCAGCGCGGCGGCGGCGGTTGTCCGTGTCGGCGCTGATTACGGAACGGCGCCCACACCGGCACCCATAGGCACGCTCGCAAGCCTCGCCGCGGCGTACGGTATGCGCTGATGATCGGTTCGGCGGGCAGGTCGCAGTCACGCTCGCGGGACATTCCGGCCCAGCCGCTTCGGGCGGCCTCGCACCTGTAGTGGTACGGCTCCCACAACTCGGCAGCAACCCACCACGGCGTGTCCTTGTCGGTTCGGGACATGATGCCTCCATGCAGAGGCGAGGACTCTCCTCGCACTTACGTCATGACTGGCCCCTGGAAGCTCGTCCGGTCGATGTGGACATTATCCGTTGCCCTCCCGCTCAACCGGCCGTACTCTCGTTGGAGAAGCGCATCACCGATGAGGGAGTAGTTCACATGTTGTGGTCGACCGCCAACAAGCCGCAGCGGCTGGCGGCCACGCCCACATTCGGGCGAATCAGCTACCACACGGATGAGCAGGCCCGGGGCCGGCGCGACTAGCGAACACGCAGACGCGAACCAGCCGCCCCCCGGGAACCCGAACAAGGGCGGCTTTTTTGTACCAACAGACAACTCCATATGGGCGTAGCTCAACTGGTAGAGCAGCGGTCTCCAACACCGCAGGTTGTGGGTTCGACTCCTTCCGCCCGTGCGCAGCACCCCGAACTCGGGGACGTACCTTGTCAACTCCACAGCGGACAGCATGAGATGTACCCGACCGTCGGCGCGTAGGTGCCGACGGTCGGGACACCAATCGGGGGCGAGGGAGCCGGCAACCCGTCTGCCTTGGGAGCAGAAGACACGGCGTTCGATTCGCCGGTCCCCGACGCATGGGCTTGTAGCGCAGTTGGTAGCGCGCCGCCTCGGCAGGGCGGAGGTCCGGGGTTCGAATCCCCGCTGGTCCACTCATGTCCTCTTGGCGTAACGCGGTAAGCGCAGCTGGTTGAAGCCCAGCGGGTCTCGGTTCGAATCCGGGGGAGGACACCATCATGGACCGTTGGAGTAGTGGTGATCTCGCCTCGTTCTCAGCGAGGAGAAGGCCGGTCCGATTCCGGCACGGTCTGCGCTAGAAACCTACCGGCCTGGCTCTGGGATGGGTGCTGCTTGCAGCCCCAGGTAGGTGCAGCAACCCCACCGGGATGGGGTTGCGGGCAAGGCCAGGCAACTATGCGGCTGGGGTGTCCACGGCGACATGCCACTCTTCCAAAGTGGAGTAACGGGTTCAACTCCCGTCAGCCGCTCTCGATGGGGGCTCAGCTAATCGGCAGGCTGCCTGATTTTGGCTCAGGTCATGGCTCGGGTTCGAATCCCCCGCCCCCAGCTCAAGCCGTGGTAGCCCAAACGGTAGAGGCGCCCGACTCAAAATCGGGAGGTTGCGGGTTCGAATCCCGCCCGCGGCACCCCCATGCCTTCGAAGCTCACGAGGTAGAGCGCCCGCCCGGTACGCGGGAGGCTGAGAGTTCGAATCTCTCCGAAGGCTCTCGTTGACTGCTGCCGCCGGCCGGCACTGTCTGTGGTTTCCAGCAAGCCAACAATCCTCGTGACGGCCCTGGGCATCGCGCCAGACCAGTCAACACCCTTCGGAGGCTTCCATAGGGGTGACCGTCCCCGACGGTGGGATCGTCGAGGTTCCGGAATGACTTGCCGGCCGCCATGAAGGCGCGAAGTCTGGTAAAAGGCACCCCAACCACAGAAGCACCACCGGGAGCCTGACCACCGGCAGGCGGGCCCCCGTTCCCAACAGCATGCGGCTGTAGCACATCGGGTAGTGCGTCGCCTCGCCATGGCGAAGAGCCGAGTTCGACTCTCGGTAGCCGTTCCACTTCCACCACGTCCAGGAGGTGAATCCCGGTGGAAGCAGTCCTTGTACTCAACGCGGACCTCGGCCCGCTGCACCGGGTCAGCCTGCGCCACGCCATCCGAATGCTCTGCCGCGAAGTCGCCGTAGTGCACGAAGCGGAGCCCGACATACGCTTCGGCGTCTTCCCGCGGCCGCGGGTCGTCAGGCTCATCCAGTACGTGGTCACGAAGTGGCGGTATACGGCCGGGCCGGCCTGGTCACGGCCCGGCGTCCTCAACCGCGACAACCGTCAGTGCGGCTACTGCTCGCGGCCGGCAACGACTGTCGACCACGTTCAGCCGGCGTCGCGTGGCGGCCGGAACTCGTGGACAAACACCGTCGCAGCGTGCGACGGCTGCAACCAGCGCAAGGGCGACCGCACCCCCGCCGAGGCGGGCATGGTGCTGAGGGTCAAGCCGACAGCCCCTACGTGGGCGTCGCTCGCCCAGCGCTGACGGGGTCGGCGGGCCGCGAACCCGCCGGCCGCATTCCCGGGTCGGCTAACTGGGCAGGCCGCTGCGCTCTGGACGCAGAAATCGAGGTTCGAATCCTCGCCGGGGAGCGCAGGGGACGGGGGCTGCCGGCTGTCTTAGGACCGCAGCTTAAACGATCTACAGACGCCCCGTCTCCGTCATGCCCGTGTAGCCCAACGGTAGAGGCGCCAGGTCGAGGGCCTGGTCGTTGCGAGTTCGACTCTCGCCGCGGGTACGTCGCGAAGACCCCGCCCCAGTCCGACAAGGGGCGTGGGACTCGAACGGATCCCGGAGGCGGCTGGTACGGGACGACCAGTTCGTTGCCACCCCCTGCCGACGAAGCACAGCAGCACTCCTCAGGCATGCGGTTCCCGGTCTGGGTTCCACGCCTCGGAGAAGACCACCAAAGCCGGTTGCCTTATGTACCGCGCGTGCCACACCAGGTCGCGGCGCTCATTGAGACACTCGTCGCACACGTTGACCTGGAGTTGGCTATCGTCCTGCGGGTCGAATGCCGTTGACCCGTACTGCCCGTAGGCGTGGAACATCACGGCGTCGGCCGGCTGGCCGTTGGGCTTCCCCGAGAACGCAAGGGTGAGGTTCTTTCTGCAGACGAAGCAGGGAAGCGGTCGATCCATGTCCACGATGGGTTACATACGTCGCACCGTCGCTGTTTGTCCACTTGCCGGTGAAGCTCAACAGGTGGAGCACCGAGCCTGTACCTCGGTGGAGCGGGTTCGAGCCCTGCCACCGGCTCCATGCCAGCGCAGCACGACGGGTCGTGCACGGCATTCGTAACGCCGAGGTAGACGGTTCGAGCCCGTCCGCTGGCTCCATGGGCGACGCACAGGTGTGCAGTGCTGTTTTGCAAACAGCGCCTGCTCGGTTCGATACCGAGGTTGTCCACCATGCCCGGGTAGCCCAAATGGTAGGAGGCGCCTGCCTTAGGAGCAGGGCAGTGCAGGTTCGAATCCTGTCCCGGGTACGCATGCTTCGTTAGCTCAGTCAGGTCTAGAGCGCCGCCCTGTCACGGCGGAGGTCGACGGTTCGAATCCGTTACGAGGCGCAATGGAAGGGTGGCCGAGGGGTCTAAGGCGCGGTCCTGCTAAGACCGAGACCCGGGCGACCGGGTCCCCGGGTTCGAATCCCGGTCCTTCCGCTCATCCCGTCGCGGCCTGCGTGGTAGAGGCGCCTCGCTGATAACGAGGAGACAGCAGGTTCGACTCCTGTCGACGGGACTCATGCCTTGGTGGCGCAGTGGATAGCGCACCTGATTACGGATCAGGGGGTCGCAGGTTCGAATCCTGCTCGGGGCACGCATGGAAGGTTCCGGCCAGTGGTGGCCAGCCGGTCTTGAAAACCGGAGGCGGGATGACACCCGGGCGTTCGACTCGTCAGCCTTCCGCTTGAGCAGGTCGGCACTGGCTCCCGCGACCCGCACCAATGGCCATGAAGCGCGACTCAAACTCGAACTTCCGGGCTCGCATCTCCTCGGTGTACTTGCCGTTCCTCGGTGTGATCGCCTTGTACTCAGTGGTCAGCATTCGTGCCCGCCGGACCTTGCTGTCGCACCGCATGTACGGCAGTACGTCGCCGAGTAGGCTAATGATCTTGTCCGACCCGTATACGCGCCAGGACCAAGCCTGCCTGTGGTGCTCCTTGGCCTTCTTCTTGGAGACCAAGCTTCCGCCGTACAGCCGCTGCAGTTCAGCGAGGATCTCGCTGTCTGTGCTGTCGACCACGACGAACGGCTTGCGGAATGCACCCCCGACGCCTGCGAGTGTTACGCAACCGTCCCCATCCATGAGTCCCGCAACCCAGGCACGCTCCACTTCGGACGCCATGCCTACAGCATACCCTCCGCGCCGCTAGCTCAGCCTGGCCAGAGCAGCCGACTCTTAATCGGAAGATCGAAGGTTCGAATCCTTCGCGGCGCACCAATTTCCCCCCGGGCAGCTCGACGGACCGAGCGGTGGCCTTCTAAGCCAACGGCTGTCGGTTCGACTCCGACCCCGGGGACCGGCTCCCGCTAGCTCAACGGATAGAGCAGGGCTTTCCTAGGGCGAAGGCTCCGCGTTCGAATCGCGGGCGGGAGACAGCAGTATGGGCCGCTAGCACAACGGTGGTGCAGTGGACTTTTAATCCAACGGTTCCGGGTTCGAGCCCCGGGCGGCCCACTTGCGGGATGGCGCAGTTATGGAAGCGCGCTGGGCTCATAACCCAGAGGTTCCCGGGTTCGAATCCCGGTCCCGCTCCCAAGCCCTGGTAGTTCAGCGGGAGAACGCCGTCCTGACGCGACGGAGGTCGTTGGTTCGAGACCAGCCCGGGGCACGCCATGGCGCGGTGGGCGAATTGGTAGAGCCGCCCGGTTTTCACCCGGGACACCTTGCGGGTTCGATCCCCGTCCGCGCTTCTCATTCCCTCGTAGCTCAATTGGCGGAGCAGGCGGCTGTTAACCGCAAGGCTGTTGGTTCGAGACCAGCCGAGGGAGCCATGCGCCGGAGCCCATCTGGTCGGTGGGGCCTGTCTTATACACAGGACGCGGTCGGGTTCGATCCCCACCTGGCGCACAATCGTCGTCTTGGTTGGGGCGGCGGAGTTAGCGGCGGCCGCCGCCCCGTGTCAGCCCGACCCTCAAGCCAAGGAGACCGCGAGAGATTAGCACAACGTCATGCCCGTGTAGCTCAACTGGTAGAGCGCCGCTTTTACACAGCGGATGCCGGGGGTTCAAATCCCTCCGCGGGTACTGTGACTGTAGCTCAACGGTAGAGCGCCGGAATGTGGCTCCGGTGGTGCCGGTTCGATTCCGGTCAGTCACCCCAACGTTGACGGACCCTTGCCGTCCCTGGATACGGCGTCGAGCGCGGCGATGGCCAGTCGCCACACCTCGTCCGTGTCGACCGGGTCGACGGCGAGCCCGCGGAGGGCATCCCGGTGTTCCGGCGGCGCCGCGAAGTAGAACGTGGCATACGTGGAGTCGAAGGTGTCGTCTGCGTCGCGGAGGTACAGGGCGTTGGCGCGCATGGCCTCGATTTCCGGCTTGTACTCCTCCCGGTTGCCGCCGCCGTTGCGTGTATAGATGGCAATGACGGGATCGCCATCTTCGCCGCGTTCGATCCAGGCGTCGCGGAAGCGACCAGGGTCGACGCCACCGAGTAATGCGATGAGGATTTGGCCGCGTTCGTGCTCGTGTCCGTCGCCGATGACCATATTGTAGAGACCACCCATTGTGGATCTCCCCTCTCGACGTCCGGTCAGTTTGTTGTCCATGTGGGTACGTCACCGATGGTGTGGTGAGCCGGACTGTAAATCCGGTGCGCGTGCGCTCAGGGAGTTCGAATCTCTCTACCCACACTCCCGGACGAAGCCTATTGCTACTGGGCTTCGTCCGGGCAGCCCCCTGGGTGAGGACCGTCGTCGCGTTGGTGATCGTTGAGCCGGCCGAGGCGTTTAGCCGTTGGCGGGGTGTACAGATTCGCGCACTCCACGCACAACGGGTCGACTGAGCGGGACGATACGGGGCCGACGGTCTCGCTGCCGAGCCAAACCCACCGCCGGCAGCCGATGCAGGCGGCGCGGCCGTGGGTGTAGTACGACGGTGTGCCGTCCTGGACAAGGTCCAGGACGACGCGCGGGCGGAGATCAGCCATTGCGTCAGAGTACGACAGGGCATGCCCTCGTAGCTCAGCGGATAGAGCACTGTCTTCCGAAGGCGGGTGTCACTGGTTCGATCCCAGTCGAGGGCGCATGGCCGTATGCCCGAGTGGTGAGGGGCCCGTCTGCAAAACGGGATACGCCGGTTCGAGTCCGGCTTCGGTCTCAAGGTGGGGCGGAGGCGGCAGTTTGCTACCACGTCCCCGATGCGGCGTTTGCCAGCCTTCCTCCGGCCTCTCCGCCCCGAAGGCTTGATCGTAACTGCTGTCCGTTGTGGAGACCTCGCCGGAGAGCGTTGGGACTCAGTCGCCTTTCATACGGGCGGACTGCCCGGATCGTCACCGGGGCCGGCGACCCCTTTCTGTCCGTTCGCGGGTATCCTCCGAACGGATGAGTTGCGTACGTAAGTTGTCGCGGTAACGTCCTGTCCGTGCAAGCCGCAGTGACCACCTTGAGTGTGGAGGCGCCGTGACGGTAGATCGCGTCATGATGGAGCGCCTGCTGCTGCGCGTCGAGATGACTGCCCACCGTCGAGGTTGGGACGTTGAAGGCCGCCTCTGCCTGCTGTACGACTGGCACGACCAAGTGACCGAGCGGGCATACCGACTACTGACTGAGGGCGACCCGATCCGGTGTGGGGCGTACGCCGCCAAGACGGCTGTACTGCTGCCAGGTAACGCGGCTCACAGGATGTTCGGACTGGCTCTGGTCCTGTCAAAGACCGAAGACGGCGCTGCCGGGATGCTTCTGGACATGTTCCGTCGGCCGGGCTTTCTCGGGGCGGCCTTGGTCTTTGAGGCCTGGGACCGTGAAGAAAGCCAGGACGAGCCCGAGGGTGATGTGCGCGTCGCGGACATGCCCGGATCACTGGAAGGGCGATATGTCGTTGCGGCGACCGTAGACGGGACGGATTGTTGGGTACGTCGCATCCGCGGGGAGAAGGCATCCGTGATGACGGACTACGCCCACACCTGCGGGGGGGCGATCATCGAGTCGTTGCGGGTGTTCGTGGCGAAGGTGGCCGGACTCCCCGTGCCCGAGTTGACGGTTGTGCCAACGCGGTGGGGGGATGAGACCGCGTGAATACTGCGGAGCAGGACCCCGGCGATGCTGAGGCCGAGTCGATGCTGAGGGCCCTCGGCCCAATCCTCACCGGCCGATTCGTCGAGGGCATGCCGACGCCGAGGTTCGTGAGGGACTTCCTCGAACGGCACGACGCCGAGATCTCCGCTCGCCGCGGGATTGCATGCCGTCACGTGAACGGTTCGCATCAGGTTCTCCACGTCGCTGTGTGGCGGCCCGGTCTTACCGTCTGCTCGATGTGCGCCGCGAGCGGTGGCCTGCTACCGGATAGCGGCGTGGAAAACTGGACCTGCGATGTCTGCCGGCGATACAAGCCCAACCGGATTTCGGTCAGCGTCTTCCGTACTGGCGCACGTCTGGTCTGGTTCGGCAGCTGCCGACCGTGTGGCGAAAGCCTGGTCAAGACGGAAACGCCCTTTGAGCGCACGGCAAACCCTTAGGTGGCCCTGGTGGTGACTTTCGTGATCTTTTTGCTCGCGTGCCTCGGTATTGCTGCGTACGGTATCTACCTCGGCTGGCAACTGCGCATCACATACCTCGAATGGCGAGACCTGAAGGAATCCGACCGGGCTGAGTCCGAGACCACCACGCCGAACGAGGTGGCGCGGTGATCGACGCCGTATCGCTCGCGGTCGGCGCGGCCATCCTCGTCTTCGGCATCCTCATAGGCCGGATCCTTCGGCCAGGGAGGAGGGCCGCAGTGGAGTCGTTGCCGATCTGCGCCTGTGACCACTCGCTCGGAGAGCACGACGAGGAGACCGGGGCCTGCCTTGCCGACGTGGATCGGGTTCACTACCAGGGCGGCATTTGGATGGGCCGCGTATGGGTGCCGTGCGCATGTCGGCGGTACGTCGGGCCGGAGCACATTTCCTCCGTGTGGGCTCCGCCGCTGCTTGACCTCCAGGATCGGTACGCCGCCCTGGAGCGGAGCCGTCTTCACCGGCACCGCACGCGTGGCACAGATCTGCGATCAGAACAACAACCCGATCCTGGCCTTCGCCAGCAAAAGCACGTGACCGGGTACGCCACCGACGTGGACAAGAGCACCATGTTCAAGCTCGACGACGACAACAACGACGGTTACGTCTGGATTTCCAGGGGCTCATACACTGTGCTCGACACAGCCCTTCTGAACTCCGCAGTCTGATCGAACTCTCTCGACCTTTCTCTGACGACGGTGAGGGGCCGAGATTGATCCAGGCCAACAGATCGGGGCCCCGGACGTGTTAGTCCGGGGCACCCCCACTCATTCACCCCCCGGGACTCAGCCGTCCTCCAGCAGCCGGCGGGCAACGGCAAGGGCCTTGCCGAGCCGCTCCCGTCGGTCTTCGTCGAGAGACTCGCGAAGGGCGTTGCGGTATCGCCCCTCCACGGACACGAGGATCCCGGCTTCCTCGCGGAGATACCGCCCGTTTTCGTTCGCGGCGAGGAGGAACTGAAGGGTCGTGGCGTCGTCCCGTCCCAGTCCCTTGAACTCCGACAGGATGACGGTGGCGACGGCGATGGCGGCGATGTCTTGGCGTCTCGGCCGGCCGCGGGCACCGGCCCGATCCCACATGCGATTGAATTCCCGGATTTCGCCGGTCCGGTAGAAACTCCCCTCAGCGCCCGGGATCACTACCCGTTGAGGGAACAGCGGATGGTTTTGGCTGAGGTGGCGGACTCGGGCTTCCGAGACCGCCAGCATGGCCGCGGCGGCTTTGGTCGACAGGTATGGCACCGGCGGTGGCAGTGCGTCGGCAGCCTCAACGATGAGGCGATGCGGTGACACGCCCACAGTCGCGCCGAGCGCGGTGACCGCCTTCCGCGTGGCTTGCGAGATGTTGATGGCCTGCACGGCCGTGGTCACTTCGGTGATGCCAGCGACCTGGTCGACGTGAACGACCGCGCCCCCATCTTCGAGCGTCGCGGACTCTGTGTCGTCGACAGCCCACGCGAGCTCGTACCGGGCGAACCACGTAATCATGTTCGGATCACGCACGGTTCGCCCTCCTTCGGCTCCGCCGACGCCGCAAGATGCGCGTTGTAAAGCTCGTCGATCGCATGCTTCCGCGTTGCGTGCCCTCCCGAGACGCGCGCCCCGGGGATCGCGGACGACGGCTCTGCGATCCATCTGCCGCCGAGGTCTTCACCAACCGTCCCGAGGTCGACACCGTTGGCGTCAACGGCATAGCTGCCGTTCGGAAGCTGCCGCGTGGTGATCTTCGGCGCAACAAGAGTCGCCGTCCCCGGCGACGCGGCCTTGGGCACCCAACGCCCGTCGTGCCATCCAGGACTGTCCACCGCACCGGGTCCAGGCTCGTACTTCGCCAGCCCGGTCAGCTCCGCCCAGTAATGATCTTTGCCTTGGTGGTGCCACAACTCTGGCCCGACGCCGCGCAGCCACCGGCGGATGATCTCCCGGCCGATCCGCTCGACCAGCTCACCTGCCGCCTTATCCCCGTGTGGGACTGGGTTGACCTGCGCGAGATGCCACAGGGCTGCGAGGTACGAGTCCGCGTAGCCGGGGAGCGCGTGCTGGTCGAACTCTATGGTGATTCGGGTCGTCTCAGGCATCGGGGTTCCCTTCGCGGTCTGAACGTCCGAGGCGTGTACGGATGGAGGTGGCCTCCGCAGGGTCGAGGCCCAGGCGAGGCTCGCCTCGGAGCCAAAGTCGTGTCTGCCGCTCCGCCCAAGCCGACCAGCGGGCGAAAGTCTCGTCCTCAGTTGCACCTGCGGCTGCGGCAACCTCAGCCAACGTTGAGCCAGCCACCAGGGCTCGGTGCATCGAGGTCGGCTGCCACCGCGACCACCAAGACACCACAGCGGCCGACAACGCCAACTGAGTCAGGTGGTGATCGGCCTCGTCGGTACGTTCGCCGCTGTCATTGAGCCTCAATGCGTGGTCGTGCAGGAGCGTCAGGAGCGCATACCCGTTGAGCGGCTCGGCACCGACGAGGGTGCGCGGGCTTTGGACTGTGTTGGTCATTCGGGTCTCCCATCATTCTCGGCGTGGTTGCAGCATAGCGTAAGGCATTACGCGGACGCAACCCATTGTGGTAGGATAAGAGCTGTGAGGGAAGGGGCACACCCGGCCGCCCACGTGGCCCGCAAGAAAGATCCGGCTCCTTTCCCAAAGGTCGTTGCACTCCACCGACAACCGCTGATAGAACTGAACTGTCATGATGTTGACCCGTATACCTGGAGCCCGCCTAGTGCGGGCCTTCCGTGTTTCTGGGCCACCCTCGACGCGGTGTGGAGCCGTTTTGATGTGCTCGCCGCGCTCATAAAAAACGCGGAGGTCGCCGCATGGCGGACGTTTGCTTTAACGCGGTCAAGGGCCTGTTGGCCTACTACGGCAGTCTTCCCGCCGCCACCGACAGCCTCATCTTTGTACCCCTAGAGTCATCGGGTCTGGTGTCCGACGCCACAATGATCGACTACGACACTCTCGATGCGGTACTCGCTGGCGCGAGCAACGAGCAGACAACAATCGGCCGCAAAACGCTTACCACCGTCACCGTCACCGTGGACGACACGAACGACCGCGTAGACATCGACTGCGACGACGTCGCCTACACAGCGCCGACCGGTAACGCGGTCGGGGCCGTACTTATCTGCTACAAACCGGCGACTGCCAGTGTGGACAGTGCGATCATCCCGCTCGGTAAGTTCGGGGTTACCTGGACTCCGGACGGCAACGACACCAACATCACCATCCCCGCGGGTGGTTTCGCCCGGGCGAGCTGACCCGTGACCGTGCGCGTACCCGATCGGGCACCGGCCTCGGCCGGTGGCCCGGACAACATGCGGCAGGGCGGCACGGTCTCGTCAACGGGGCCATTGACCGCGGTGGGCGTCTGGGTCTATTACGTTGTTGCGGGCGGTCCCTCTACGGTGACTGCCCGGCTGTATGACGGGTCGCACACGCTCATCACGTCCGGCACCTCGTCCACGTCCGGCTGGATTCCCGGCTGGAATCTCGCCCTGGTGGACACCCCGTACAACTGGGACGGCACCTCGTCCCTTGGTTTTGTGGCGGCGCTGTCCGGCACCTACCGGTACGACAACAGCGGTTATCTGCCCCAAAGCGACAGTTTGGTGACGGTCACTCAGGGCATTTACGATTTCAACGCCGGCGGATATCCGGGCTCTACGTGGTCCGGTCTGCACGGGGTTGCCTTCGCCTACACCGTCGCCGCGCCGACCATCATCGACCTCGGCCGCATCACCGAGACGACCACCATGCGGGCGTTGGCCGCAGTCAAAACGGCGGCGTTGGGTCGCATCACCGAGACCGACACCGTTCAGCCGCTGATGCTGTCGAAGTCGGTGACTCTGGGCAGGGTCACCGAAACGGACACGGTCCGGGCGTTGGGCGTCTCCAAGACTGTCGCTGTCGGCCGCGTCACCGAAACCACCACGATGCGTGGACTGTCGCTGGCGAAGACGATCGTGTTGGGCCGCATCGTCGAAACCACCACGATGCGTGGACTGACTGTCGCCCAGCCGGGTGTGGCCGACATGGACGTCATCGTCGGTGCACCACGCTCCGGATGGCACATCGGCGGCCCGCAGATCAGCTGGCACATCGGCCCGGTACGCACGTAGGAGGCGACGATGCTCACCATTTCGTCGCTCGCCACCGTCTACATCAAAGCCAGTGTCAAGGCCACCATCGCGGGCGCCACAGTCGACCCAACCAGTGACACGGTCACGGTCGCGTTCCTCGCCGCCGGCTCGATCCCGGTTTCCGGGGACTTCGCGGCAGCCACCTGGGAAACCGCGATTGTCAACAGCCTCGTCAGCTACTACGTGCGTCGTCTCGCTACGACGCTCGCCGCCGGCCGGTACGACATGTGGGTCAAGATCATTCGTGATCCGGAGACAGTCGTCGCCCTCGCCGGCAGCTTCGTCGTCGTCTGACTCAAACGTCAGGCGCGTGCACAACCACCTGCCCGTGATGGGCGTCCCCCGTGAAAGGGAAACAAGATGCCGAAAGAGATCGTCTACCCGCGCCCGAATCCGAACGGCACCGACGCCGATGTGCGGGTTGAGGTCGGCTGGTCACGTGAACAATACGTCCAGATCGCGACGAGGAAGCTCCGCGAAGGCGCCGACCGGAATGCCGAATTCGTCGAAGCTACCGACGATGAGCCGCTCAGGTACGCCTGGGAGGGGTCCTTCGTGGACTTGGACCGGTGGCAGATCAACGATCTGATCCGGCACCTCCGGCGCGCCCGCGACCAGGCCTTCGGACGCGACGAGTGAGCGACTTTCGCTGGACCGGCTTCAAGGTCGTCGCCACCAACAACCAGGGTGCCACGTACGATCTGGAGTTCGACCCGGATGATCTCTCTGCGCTTGTCGAGTTCCGCTTCCCTCACTTCCCGGCAACAATCGAAGACGGCTGGGTGGCGTCATGGACACAGGGCCCAGTGCAGGGTCATGTCGCCGTTACTGGCGGGCTGACGAAGGCCACACGGACCGTTGACGGAAAAGAGTCCACGGCATCCGGCGTCAAGTACATGACCTTGAATGAGTGGCGCGAGCAGTACGGCATGCCGCCTGTCGAGTGGGGCAACGCGCCCTGGATGTACGCGGTTCACGGCACATGACCGAGCTACGCATCACCCCCGCGCGAGAGGCCTTGGGATTTCAAAGTTGGGCTCGACGGCCAGGACATCTCGCGGGCGCTACGCGGCCTGCAGCTCGACCTGCGCGCCGGCGAGCACCCACGGGCGGTTCTGGAACTCGGGATCGTGGAAACGACCACGACCGAAGACATCCAGGTGCAAGCCTGGATTTCGGTCGACGCGCGGGACCTTCTGATTCGCCTCGGCTGGCAGCCTCCCGCCGAAACGTCTAGCCGGTGACAGTCTTCGTGTACGCCCATACCCAGCAGGAAGCCGATCGGTGGGCACGTGCGCAGGGTCTCCGCCCCCGCGACTTCCGCGCGTACGGCGACCTCAGCCACCCCCGAGGTATGCAATACCTGGCCGACGACCGCGTCGTGATCCTGGCCGGCGTTGACCACCGGCTACGGCTCGTCGTGGAATTCAACTGTCTCAAATCTCGCCATGAGCCACCGGAAGTGTGGGCGAGCGCGTGATCCGTCATTGCGATGGCACCGACGCGTACCTGTTCCGGTACGACCCTCCTTGGGATCCTTCGAAACCTCCGTCTGAATACCCGAAGACCAAGGCGTTTCCGTGCGACTGCAGACTTCGCTTCGACGACGTCCGCTGGATGACCATTCACCCTCACCCGAAGGTCTGATGGCGATGAACGAGAAGAACGAGCCGATCTCGCCGCTGACGGAACTCGCCGCAGGTGCGGTGCAGATGCACGAACTGTTTCGGGCCTGGGTAGACGCTGGCTTCACCGAGCAGCAGGCGATGCAACTCCTGTGCTCGATGCTCGCCGCAAACGTCCGCCCCAGCTAGAGCTGGCTCCCGCAGCCTCCACCTCCGTTCAGGAGGCATCCGCGGGATCCCTCTGACGGCAAGTTCACGGATGGTGTCCCGGCTCGCTGGCTGCGCTCACGGCCGCGATTTGAGCCGTTCAACTGGTCAGGCGGTCGGGAAAGCCATCAGTGCCGGTACCGGAAGCCGCGCTCGGGTCTCCAGCAACGGCGACGGGTCATTTTCGGTCGGATCGGGCAAGAACAAGAAGCGAGCGAGCGCCAAGAAGATCGCCATAGCACTATTCGCCGTTTTCGCCGTTTCGGTTTCGGTCATGCGGGCCCTGGTAGAGGGTTGCGAACGCGGTGAACTCGGTGCCGCAGCCGTAGGTCTGCTTGGAGTCGGATGGCACGCCCGGATTCACCGAAAAAGCAGGCGATGCTCCCCGGAAGGCCATTTCTCGAAGGCCCGTTTTTGGTGGTTCCTGGAAACGCCCTTTTCAGGGGCTCCGGAAACGGCGCCTTCTGGCAAACCCCCTTTTCCGGAAACCCCTCCTGGAAAAAGGGGCCTCCAGGAGCGAGCCCTATTTGGCCCCTTCCTGGGAAGGGGCCTTCTGTGGAGGGGGGTCTCAGGGATGCCTCCACTGAGGCCCTGCCTAGGCCTACCAGGGATGCCCTGTAGAGGCCTTGCTAGAGGGGCCAATAGATGCCCCCCCTGTAGGCAGGCCTACACCAGGGCCAGGGATGCACACAGGGGTAGTACCACACAGAGGGGCCTAGGGGCTGCACATAGGGCCCAGGTGGAGGCCCTCATAGAGGCATGTGGTGGTGTACCCACACATTGCCCTAGATGTAGTAGACCAATCAATAAGGGCAATCCTATTACAGGGCAACATGATCAAGCTCGTGCACATGGGGGCAAACACGTCACGAGCCTCCTATGTAGAGCATGCAACTCAAGTCTTGGTGCAAGAATCAGGCGAATCACAACACTCTGACCTGCACACATAGACGTACCCCATAGGGGGTATGCCATACGGAATCCACGCCGGCCGATGACCCCTCGCCTCAGAATCTTTCTCCGTGGTACCAAGGCGGCTCCAGTGGGCCCCGCTCTTTTTAGGGGGGGGTTCAGTCGTGCCGAGGACGAAGAAGCCAGCAGGCACCGCTGTCGACATCCGGAACGGCCGCAGGGCGGACCTGGTCCCGCTGGCCGGGGCCCGCTTCGACCCGCCCCCGAACCTCTGCGACGAGGCCGTGGATGCCTGGAACGCCTACTGGGATGACACAGTCGCCACTGTCATGACCCCCGTTGACCGGGCAGTGCTGATCCGCTGGGTCAAGGAGATGGATCGCTACGTACGCCTCTCCGCCGAGGCTGACCTCGAGCCCTCGGTGCGAGGATCGCAGGGACAGCCAGTCGAGAACCCGCTCTACGGGACCGCCTACAAGGCGCTCGGCGCGGTGCAGGCGTGTGAGAAGCAGATGGGCATGGGCGCGTTGAACAGGTCGGCTCTGGGCATTGCGGTGATCACTGAACGCAAGTCGCTGCATGACATGAACGCCCGGTACAGCGCTGGAGGTGCGGATGCCGACAGCAGTCGCACCGAGGCGTCCACGCGGCCGGACCCGCGGGTCGTCGAAGCCGAAGGCTGAGCTTGGCTGTTCTGCCTGCGGTTGGAAGCCGGTCGTCGGGGATCTGTGGCCGTCTCATGGCGGCATCGCCTGCTCGTGGATCGAGGAGTTTTGTATCTGCGGCGATGGCGACTATTACGGCCAGCCGATCAGGCTTCGCCTGGACCAGCAGAGGTTCCTTTACCGCTGGTATGAGTACTGCCCGAACTGCGACCAGTGGCGTTACGACGAGGCCCTTCGCGGTGAGGCCACTGGTGGCGGGAAAAGTACCTTCATAGCTGCGTTGGCGGTGCTGGAGTTCGCTGGGCCTCCGCAGATCGCTGTGCCGGCGCCGAACATTCCGATCGCCGCGGCGTCGTTCGAGCAGGCCGACCTGCTGTTCTCGATGGTCGCGACGATGTGCGGCGGTCG